TTCGCCAGCCGTGTTGGGCTAGGCGAGCTTCTGTTTAGAGACACATTTATACGAAGTGATACACCGCTGCTGTACCAAGCGCTAGAGTATGGTGGTGGGCCGCTGGTCGGTATCTTTGCGCAAACGGAGCGTGGGTTTAAACTATTCGGTGAGGGTGAGTTCTATCGGGGCTTTGAGGCTATGTCTCCAGCAGCAATCAAGAACGGTATGAAGGCGGTGCGATACGCTACCGAAGGCGTACAGACTGTTGGCGGTGACAAGATCATTGAGGATCTACACCCTGCGCATGTTGGGTTGCAGACTTTAGGCTTCGCACCCGCAGAGTATTCTAGGCAGCTTGAAGAGAACGCGGTGCTGAAAGGCGCAGACCGTGCGACTTCTCGTCGTAAGAAGAAGTTGTTGGACATGTACTTCCGCAACTACTTTGACGGTGCAGATAACTCGTCGGTGCTGCGTAAGATCGCCAAGTATAATCAGGAACATCCCAACGATCCGATTACAGCAGAGACTATACGGCGATCACGTAAGACCCGTATCTCTGGCAAGCAGTCTCGGTATCATGGGGTTACGTTCAGCCCGAAACGCCGTGACGAGTATATGCTGTATGCACAGCAGTTCGATAAAAACTCGTCTCTGTTTATGTAAAAAAGGCCCCCACATATAGTGGAGGCCAGTAAATGGAGAACAACCTGTAGTGTGAGTTGTCAGGCGAAGTATATCACACAGTTCTCCATACCCGTAAACCTAATTTTTTATCTTCTATAACAATTCGTATCTCAACGCCAAAATCTTTCATTTTTGCAACAGATTTGACCTGCTTTTTAGCTTTGTCGATATCTATGCAGGGCAGAAAGAACGACATCCCAACGTCCATACTCTCCCAATCTACGGTAATCTTTAAACCGTCAGGGTTGAGATCATCAATCTTCGCTACCTTCATCTACTATATCCATTTTAAATGTTAGCTCAAGAACCCACACTGCTGGCATGTTTAGTTTAGTGCCTTTAGTGATACGCATCTTGGTGCGTTTGGCCCCCAACTTATCCCGTAGCTCGTTTGTAAGCGAGGTATAGTTAAGCTGATGGTCGGCGCTCCACTCTTTCAAGGGCTTTGGCAACAAGAACAACTTGCTTGTGTCGGGTTCATACCGCGCTACAAGCTGACCTCTCGGCACTGCTTCGGGGCGCACAAGATCATCTAGTCCGTTCTCGTTCTCACCTGCACCGCGCAAGTCTTCGTTGCTGTCGATCATCAACACATTGTTATAATGCTCTGCGATGTAGTTACTCAAAGTCTCCTGCACAGAAGAACCCACATCATCGACGAAGGCTTTGCGCTCCCGTAGCTCGGTCACAAGCCAATCGAACACAGCTTTGACATCATAGTTTACGTGCCCTAATTGCTTGGCAATAATTAGACCCGCGATCACTGTAGCACATCCCGCAGACCAGAAGCGATTTTCTGAGGCTAACCCAGCCGCCGCATCTATTCGCCTCTGTGCGTCAAGCACAAGTGCCTCTGCGTTCTCTCTGTTGTTTATGACCCACTGCACATACTCCACCGCGAGCCAACCGTAGTTACGTTCTATGGCTTTTAGTAACTCGTCAGCGTGACGCTTTAGTTTCGGGTCTACAAGCTTCTGCGGCACCTTTAACTCTAGTAACCGTTGCATCTCTGCTTTCGGCTCGGCTTTTTCTCTGGACAATATATCCCACGCACTGGTGTTAGCAGAACTCAGGGCTAGTAATCGCCACGGTTTACCACGCGCACGTTCCGTGTTGCCGCTTTGCGCAAGCCGATTTTTCTGCCTGCCGCCCGACAGGGCATAGGCATATTCTGACATCTGCAACGTGTTAAGATTTGTCATCTCGTCAGAGACAAGCAGCAGGTTGTGATACAACTCCCCACGGTTCATGCGAGAGTTTTGCGTATCGTTCTTCTGCAATATTAACAACTCGGGATCGCCCCATATAGATAGCGCGGCTTTCGAGGTTGTTGTCTTACCAAAACCCGTCTGGCTAACGAGATGCACCCCAAGGCTGTTTATACCTGTGAACGGCATAAGCACGGTGCCGTAGCTCATGCCAATAATAAACTGGTGCATCTCCCAATCAGGGCGGTTGTAGAACTCTAGGTTCGACACGATAGCGTCTTTCTCCCCACGCTCTATAAACGCTTCTAGCATACCCCCAGTTTTTGAAGAGGGTGGGTTGTACCGAATATCGTTGCCGGTAATGAGTTTATCCCCCAGAACAAACTCTTCCATAATATCATCGTCCACCCAACCAAATTGCCGGTGCGCTTCATCTGCTGTATTTGTTGCTTGCAATTCTTCAATCCACCGCTGTGTATATGCCATCAATGCCTCCAATGGTTTTATGCCAAACACAGCTACGCCGTGCATGGACATATTTTTGCGGAATTCATCGCGGGAAGTTACGGATGTTAGTGGCACGGTAAACTCTCGCACCCCATCCCTTGGGAGATGCAGGCAGAACGCGATTACCTCACCCAACTCTGCATCACGTAGTCGTCGTGTAACGTACAGATCGTTCTGGTACACAACAATTTCTTCGGGGTCGCCCTCTTTATTTACGGTGCGTAGATATACCCCGCCTGTCTCACCCCTAAAGTACGGACGGGGTAACACAGGTATACTAAAAGTTTTCTCTACAGGGCCACCCAACATGCTCTTGGCTTTGACTTCTACGGGGCCGCTCGCTTCTTTTATCTTCTGCCCTAGCGTTATCGGAGACTTTATCTTGCCTTTGAACGGGCACTCGCCACACACATTGGGATTAAGCTCGTCAAACTTCTGGCATGTGTACGGGCCTTTAATCTCAGACAACTTGCGCTGCATCTCGTCGTGGTCGTACCCTTGGTGCTGCTCGGATATCTTTACCGCTGCAACGGCAGCGTCCTTGCAGAACTTTGCGATAGACAACCCCGCTCGCCATAGCGGCTCGCTGATGGTGTTCTGGTTCTCCCACACGTTCTTTAGCTGCGCACAGCCTCGACCGTTCAAAGTCTTAGACACGATGGACTTGAACACGCTCTCTTTGTTTGCAGCCAAAGCTTCTTGCAGTGCGTCTGGCCCTAAATCTATCTGCGTGTTTACGGGTTTTAACTCCGCTCCTAACAACTGCATAAACGCCGAAAGCTCCGCAGGCACGGGTTCCGTCACACCTATGCGCTCTACTGGTAGCGGGGGGCTATCTTTGTAGTTATGAGTGTTAGGCGGGCGCAATATGCGAGCCGCGTCTGCGGTTACAGCAGGGTCTGCCAACAGCCCACGTTCTGCACAAACTTTCTTTAGCCGTTCCGCAACAGTTAGCCACTCGGCTAACGGCGCAGGTTTTGTCAGGGGCCAGTACACATGTACTCCTCGCCCTGAGTTTATTAACATTGGCTTAGGTAAGTTTAGCTCCCCTACAAACTTTCGTAGAGCTTGCACCGCTTGCTGCTGATCAGGATACTCTTTGCTTGGGCCACAATCTAAATCTAAGAACAAAGATTTAAGAGACACTACGTTCTCTTTCTTGCGGCTACCCGCTTCTCGCAGTGTACCCAACCCAAAATACACATCAAAACCGTCTGCATCGAAATGATCTGCGGCTTTGGCAACAGCTTCTAGGCTATCGTAAAACTTCTGTACCCGTTTATCAGTAGCTGCATTTGCTGCAAATACGCAGTAACACCCACCATCTCCTAGCACAGAGCGTAAAAATTCTATTGTTTTCATTATGCTGCTCTCCATTTAAGGTCGTGGCGGGGATTGGACCTACCCCGCCACGACATGACCCTAGACGATTAGTCCCACTCGTCTAAGATCGACCCTAAGTCTGTCGCAGGTGCGGGAGCAGCCGCCGCCTTCTTGCTGACCTTCTTGGGTTCCGGTGCAGGAATGTCATCAATGCTGATTTCATCATCTGCCAATGGAGTTTCTGCGGCTTGTACTTTGTCTGTTTGAGCCACAGTCATAGTGATAGCACGGTGTGCTTCGTCCGTATCTTTGAGCTTCACCGCTTCTTGCAGTTCTTCTTCTGTCAACGGGCGTACCGGCTTAAAGTACAGTTTCGGTGTCGCGCTGCTTTCATCAAAATATATCTGCGTTACCACAGCTATAGAAGGCGTCTTGTGTGCGCGTAGATACTTGGCGTAAGCCTGCATACCCATCTTACCATCTTTGGCATCTCCAAATATAGAAGTAGCAGGGAGTTGGAATTGATACACAGTGTCCATCTGACCCTCTAGGGCGACAGCAATACGCTGACCAAACCTACAGGCACGACTTTCCCCCTGTCCCGACCCTTTAATGTTCTGCGGGCAGTCCATGCACTTCGATGCTTGGCGCGTATCCGCTGGAACACTTGGATCAGGGGCCTGTGTGTCTGGCGACCAACAAGACGGGCCAGATGGATTTTCGGGGTCATACTGACCCGCATAATATGTACGAGAAATCTTCGCAGCGTTTACTATCACTACGTTTATAAACCCGTCACTCTTTACATTGACCTGCTCACCGCCAACCATCTCACGGAAGCGGCCACCACGAATACTTATGCGGCGAGGACCAGACCCACCGCTGCCCCCTGCAAGGTTGTCATCTACATCCTGCAAAGACTTAAACAAATCACTACTTACGAGGGAGTTTCCCTCAAACAACGCCATATCCGACATCGTGTTCTCCTTATTTTGTTTTTAATGGGAGTTCCATTTGTTGGGCTTTCCCCTCTCCTGTCAACACTTTTTCGATGGCAGGAATGTTATAGCGGTATGTTGTACCGCCCCGAATGTAATGGTCACGCGGTATGTGACCCTCCTTCACCCATTTTCTAATGGTATGAATTGATACGCCAAAATACTCGGCGGTTTTATTAACATCAGAATAAACGGTATCCGTCATTTTTTCCTCACTGAAATTGCATACTCGCTATCCACATTAAGCCCTTTAGGTAGCACATCAGGATGCTCCTCTAAAAACTGCCGCATGTGGGTTTGGTTAAGCCGCTTCTCCAACAACTCTGGCACCTGATGCTCCATAATAAAGTGGTGCATCTGCTCCCAGTCATTTGTCCAATACCGCTGCTTAACGGTTCGGTAGAACAACCCTTCCGTTGTCCTAACACTCTCTACGCTATGTTCTTCGCAATGATCTAACAATGCGCGCTTGATAGTATTCATCTTATCAGCGAGCTTTGCGTCTTCATCTTTGAAGTTAGCCGACAACTCCGCACGTTTTTCGCGTATCTTAATGTACGCTTTCGTAAGCTTCTCTACAGGAACTTGCATAAAACTCTCCAAACTTAGTTATACATGGCATATAGTTAGTAAACATAAGCTAGTCAAGCACTTCTTTATACAAATCAATAATCTCTGTGTGCGTACTTATCTTGTCGTCCAACAGCCTGTATATACGGTTCTCAACAAACGAACCCGCAAGCTGTATCACTGTGCATTTATGCTTCTGCCCCGATCTGTGAACCCTAGCATTTGCTTGTGCGTAAGTTTCCAACGAGGGTGTCGGCCCCCACCACACAACAGTATTTGCTGCTGTAAGTGTAACCCCGTGTGCTGCGGCTTGGGGTTGTATAAGCAAGACCTTGGGGTCTTTCTCGCTTTGGAACTGCGAGAATATCTCAGTGCGTTTATGCGCAGCTACATCTCCTCGTATGATAGCGGACGTTATGCCGTCTTTAGTTAGCTTACCGGCTAACAAGTCTATGGTGTGTCGGAACGGTACAAACACAAGCACTTTTTGCGAGCATTCGTCTATCACCTCTTTCAGCACCTTGTACCTGTTGGAGATATCGAACTGCACCGTATCACCTTCGTCGGTGTATATAGCTCCTGCCGATATCTGTAGCAGTTTGTTTAGGTTCACCGCAGCGTTCACCGCTGTTACACTCTCACCGGCAACTTGCATGACCATACGCTTGCGCAGCAGGTCGTAGAATGTCTGCTGCTGTTTGGTCATCTCTACCCTGCGTTTAGTGTACACCATGTCAGGCAGGTCCAAACACTCTTCTTTGGTGAAGCGTATCGCAGGTTGAAGCGCACGGAATACCGTACTCTTGGCATTCTCTTTCGGCATCCATTTAAACTGAGTAACCTTTACCATAATCTGATCGCGGAACGAGCTAAAGAAACTAGGTACGCTCTGTGGGTTCACTAGCTTGGCAAGGCCGTAGGCATCTAGCGGCGACTGCGCAGCAGGAGTACCTGTCATAAGCCATAGCCATGTATCATCTTTGACAAGCTTCTTGAGCGTTTTCCACCGCTTGGTCTGCGCGTTCTTGTAGTGCGTTGCCTCGTCTATGATGATTAGGTCAAACCCACCCTTGGCGATAGCATCTGCCACAACCTCAACACCGTCATAGTTTATAATGACGAAATCGGCCCCGCTGTTTATTATCTTTTTGCGTTTCTCTTTCGCGCCATGCGCAACGTCCACGGTGCGATGCATAGCAAAACTAAACAAATCCTCACGCCATGCGCTGTCCATGATAGATAGAGGGCACACGACAAGGACTCGACGTATGATACCTTGCTTCATCAAGAAGTCTGCGGCCCATATCGCACTGGCTGTTTTGCCTGTGCCCTGCTCATTGAAGCAGAAGCCTCGCTTGTTCATGGTAAGAAACGCCGCCGTGTCTTTCTGATGTTGATAAGGCTTGTACTTACCCACCCACGAATAGCGTTTCTCAATCGGTGAAGGCACCTTTATATTCAATGCTTTCAACTTGTGGGCCTCGTCGATACCCCAATTCACGACGACTTCATTCATCGACAACTCCTTACTCTTCGCAATCACTGTTGTGATTTGCTTTGGGTTAGGCAGTGTAAGCAGGATGGCTTTATCCTGTACAATCTGCATGTTATTCTCCAATTACTTCTTGCGCTTTCCGCGGCTTAACGCACCGCCAGCGGCTCTATTTTTCTTGCGGCTTTGTACTTTTACACCGTCTTTATTTTTGCCACCCTTGCTGAGCGGTTTCTTGTGCGCGATATCTTTACCCTCGCGCTTGTCGGCTTTGCCGTTCTTGTTGGCATCCTTGCCAGTCTTATCCATCTTACGCCGCGCACGTTGCCGCTCCATGCGGTCGCTATGCTCTTCGCGTTCTTTCTGCTGCTTGTACTCTTTTTTGTACGGGCGGGGTTTGTTTTTATAGGGCATCAGTTACTCCCGTTGTGGGCGCATTCGGTTACAGGGCAATGACGCTTGCATAATCCAGAGGGGCGGGGGTTCCACACATCTGCTTCAAACGCCTTCTCCATTGTAGCATAGTTTGAAGACCATTTCTCCCAAAGATTAGCTCTATCCGCAACTTCATACGTTTCTTTTACGAGTTTGTTCGCCACCACGAACAGTAGCCCTGCGCGTATGCTTGTTATCTTGGGGTAGTGCGCAAAGATCGCCAACGCCATCAACTCTAGCTGCCCTTTGTCTGCGTACTTTGCAGACTTGCCAGTTTTGTAGTCGATGATCCAACCGATACCGCTATCTTCGTCAAGGATGGCAAGGTCCACAATACCACGAAACCATACGTTCCTAGCGCCAAAGGTGCATGGTTCCAAGTTAGCCGTTACTCCTAACCGCTGCTCACATATCTTTACGCCTTCACGTTGGTTCAGTTTGTCCAAAGCGTCTTTAATATACATAAACCTCTCGGGGAGCGGCTCGCCCTTACCGATGTAGTCTTCGCAGGCTTTATGGAATTGGTTGCCGTAGATCATAGCGTCCGTCTGTATGAACGGATACTGCTTCAGCACCTTCTCATGGTAGAACTGCTTGGGGCATTGCTCGAATGCTTTGATCCGACTGAACGACCACGGCGCTGCTTTACTCATTCACATTCCCCATACGATTTACCTGTACCGCTCTCGCAGTCTATAGGTAGGCCTGCGGCCCAATCTGGTGTCTTGCGCATACATTCTTCTACATACGCTTGCGCTTCGGGAACTTCTTCATCCTTCACACAGCAAACAATCGAGTCATGTACGGTAAGGACAACTTTATATCTTTCGGATATACTTAGCAACTGCTCGCCAATGATACAACGAGCTATGGCTTGGCACACGTTCTCCACCATCTTACCGCCGTAAATTCTGTTTCGGCCCCGCCGTACTTTGTATCTGTATTCATGTGACCCTTCTTCGGTCATTTCATACTTCAAGTCCTCGTAGTGTATGCAAAGACCCGATGGCAACTGGATGGCGTTCTCTTTTGGTAGAACTTTTAGAACGCCCCTACGACCAAATCGAACTGGACCGTTGTGTGTCATCTGTTCCAGAGTAAACTGCGCGTCCTTCCACAGCCTATCTATGCTGTGGTTGATACTGCGGTAGATACTTATGATCCGCTTAGCCTCTCCGACGGGTATCTCAAAGCCAAAGTTTTTTAACTGAGCTTGGAACTTTACGCCCCCCATGCCGTACCCTGCACCAAGAATAGTAGTCTTACCTACAAAGCGTTGATCTTTCGTAACGCTCTCTTCTTCGCAGCCGTATATACGAGCGGCCATTTTTATGTACACATCTTCGCCGTTAGCGAACTGGCTAACTAAATCATTTTGCCCTGCAAGCCACGCCAGAACTCTAGCTTCGATCTGTGCGCTGTCTGCATCTATGAGTGTATGGCCTTCGGGCGCTATAATACTGCTCTTGAGTTTCTTCGCGTTCAGCCCTCGACTCGGAAGATTTTGCAGGTTGATCTTGTCCTGTCCACCCCACCGACCTGTATGCGCTGCGTAATATCTAATCGGAACCGGAAGAAGTCCACGTTTACCAATGGATATGAACCTCTCGGTACGTGTTTCTTCTAAGGTGCTTTTAGTACCCAAACGTGCAGAGACTAACGACTGCACTTTATCGTCGTCATGTTCTAGCAACGCTTTGAACGCCTCGTCAGACTTAGCAAAGGCAAATGTTTCTTTACCTGTCGTCGGGCTAATCTTCCTCGGCGGCTCAACGCCAAGACTTATAAGAAGCTCCGCAAACTTATTGTTGGACATCAAATCTTTTTTGTCGGTTATGTTCGCATCGCGTAGCAGCTTGTCCTTGCGTTCACGCACTTCTTCCAGATGTTGCTCCAACAAGAACAAATCTAGGTCAAGCGTAGGCTCGATAAACATCCGCAACGTGCGATCTATTAGCTGTAACTCTTGTTGTGGGAACTGGTTTCCAACTATTCCGCTAAACATCAACTTAAAAATCTCGTATGTCAGGTCCACATCGTTGCGGGAATACTCTGCATACTTTGCAATTTCTTCTTCGCTAAAATCAGTTAGCCGCTTGGCTAACGCTCGGGTAACTTCATCACCCTTGGCCCCAACGCCGTAGCGTTCAGACACAGCCTTTAGGCTCACACTCTTCTCCGTGCCATGTAACGCACGGGCCATGCACATTGTATCAAGCCACAGTTTCGGCTTCACACCAAATCGCCACCCTAGTATCGCCCCATCAAACGCGGTGTTATGGCAAAGTATAGCGCAGGACGAGAGGTCTACGTGTGATAAGAAACGTGTAGTGAGTTCCTCACCTTGTAGCCAACGTGTTGGCTTATCGTTCTTTTTTACAGCTAGCCCAATAATCTCAAATCTATCATCGCGGATATATTCTTCAGTCGTCATCTTCGACAGGCTGTACTCCTTGTCGTAGTACGTCTCGAAATCCAACGTCACTATATCCATCTTCGTCGTCCTCCCACGGTGCTTTGGGTAGCGTTACTTTTTTGTCGTTGAAGCGAGCGTCATAAACGCCCGCCCCAATCTTTGCTTTCTTGGACTTACTAGGCTTACGCACGTAAGGCACTGGCAATCTCTCCGCCGCAAGCCATGTACCCTGCACCATCGACCCAATTATCTTTAGACTTTGGGTTAGACTTTATTCGCGCAACCTTGAGCAGGTTCATCATAACCGCAACATCTGTCGGGGTTATTTGCGCGTCCAGATGCACAGACCAGTATTGCGCTATGGTGCTGAAGTTAGTCTCCATGTCACCATGCTCCGCAGCACGATCTTTCGTCACATAGTCTTTAGCTGTGTCGAGGACGTCAGCGCGTGTCACGGTTAGATTTACTTCTTCCAACACCTCTTTCGGTGTGCCGATCTTTTTCTTTAGCAGATGTACATACGATGGCGAGCAGCCACACGCTTTAGCAACTTTTGCACTAGAGGCCTTTGGGTGCTTCACAAGATACGCCCAAACTTTTTCTGCTTTTTTACCAATTACACTCATAGTTATTCTCCTACTGCTTTATCTTTGTCGTCACGCAACACGCGCACGATTTCTTCAACTGGAGTTACATCAACTCCATAATTTTCCGCTGCACCGCGAAACCTTTCAAGCCACGCCGCCAAACTTACACCGGCTTGTCTGCGTAGCTCAGCTTGTGCAACTTCATCGGTAGGGTCAAAAGGTTCGTACCCCCCGCCCTCACGCCGCTTTGACACAGGTGAAATATACGCGGGGTATTCTGTCACCTTTATGGACACAACAGAACTTTCTACTGTCTCCGTTTTTGCCACGATGCGTAGCCCTGACGCCATCTGCCGCGCCAACTGTATACGATGCTGCCTCGCGGCTTCCGCATCGTCAATCCCATAAAACGCTTGGTACGCTTCATGCTCTGGCTCGCCTGCTAACCAATCGACGAACTCTGAAGGCACAAACATATTTGCGCCGGTAGTTTGCAGGTAATCATCTATGATACGCTGCTTAGTCTTTTTAGAAAACTTAGACATAAGTTTATTCTCCATAGTTTTTGTTTGTAAAGCAGGCCATCACAGCCTGCTTTGTTTTTGTTAGTCAGTCGGCTAACCACACCGCGCCACGCTACGCCAAACCACAACACGCCTAAACCGCCACGCCACGCTACGCCTCGCCACACCGGAACACACCTAGACCGCCATGCCTTGATATGCCGTAACCCAACTTACCAGACCCCAACATACCTGAACCGCCTCGCCACGCTACGCCTCGCCAGACCTCAACACACCTCGACCGCCTAACCTCGCCGTACCAATCCACGCCTTACCCGAACACACCTCGACCGCCTCGACTGGCCGCGCCGCGCCATACCTCACCACAACACGCCTAAACCGCCTCGCCCTAACATACCGGACCCCGCCGTAACCTAACAGACCCCGCCCCGCCTGAACCGCCATACCTTATCCGTGAATTAGGGCGGCGAACCGCCCCTCTTCGTTTAGGCTGCTCGACGCAACCGCTCTTCTTGCATAAGTCTCATAAGCTCTGCCGTTTGCTCGTCAGCGCATTCGGGGTATTCCATAGCTAACTCTTGGACTTCACGCGCTTCTTTCGTGATTTCATCCCAAGCCTCTTGGTGTTCACCCATATCTTCCGCGCTTGTTACAGAGAACGTGCCGTATGACCCACGCCCTTTCTCTTGGCGAAAGTCTCCTAGCCCTACGATTAGCCCTGCGTTTGTCAACAGCGATACAATGCCGTTGGCGTTCAGCGTAGGCGTCACATATTTAATCGTTATTTCTGAACACCAGTTTGGTAGGTATGCTCTGGTACGCACATCTGGAGTTTTGTTTATATCGGCAGACCGCACGATATCCATTTTAAGGTACGGCTTACCCCAAATCTGTATTTGGCTTTCGGGTAAGAACACCAAGCGTTTTACGTTTGTGCTTTTGATCCCCGCTGTTTCTAACGCTGATGTAACCATCGAACCTTTTACACCCGCCGCAGGGAAGCATAGCAACGTGTCGCCCTTTGGTTTAGTGTACACACTTTCCCGAAACTCTTGTTCTGGATTGTGTTTAATGTCTTGCTTCTCCGCAGCGGTTTTCTTTCCCCCGCCGATAAGCAAGTCGCGCATAGCCTTACTGCTCATGCTGTTAAAGTACATCGGCGTTTGACCGATCATACGCAGTTTTATCACACCTTGTTTTACGGTGTGGACTATTAAAGTTTCTGCTACCGCAGTGGTTTTCTTCGCAGGCATAGTTATTCTCCTTTAAAACGGTGGCTCTTCGCCACTCTTCTTCGGTTTCCAAACAACATCCAAGCCGTGCATGGCGTGAATGAACTCTTCAAGGGTGCGACCGTACAAGCCGCACCCCCGATCCGTATTACTCGTAGTCAAGTGCAAACCACTCGTCGTCGAGCGCCCACAAAACGTAAGACGCTTTTGTTTGCGTACCCTTACGTTCTATCTTTGCTTCCCATATCTCACCCGCAGTGTGCATACGCTGTAACGCAAGCTGAACTGCTGCGGTGTCAGAAGTTAGCTTACTGGCTAACTCCCCAACCCTGTGCGGATATGAGTGTTCTTCGTCACGCATAAGAGCCGTAATGCGGTCCTCTAGCGTAGCTTGCTGCACCCTCGGTGAAGGTGTTTCATCAAACGGATCTAGCCCGTCTAGCACCGCAACCTTACCCACTACCTTATAGGGAGTGTTTGTCTTGTGGTTGTTTTGGTTAGGGGCCACCCGCGCTGTAAAGAAATCGCCTTCTTGCAGGTTATTGTTTTCGATATAATTCCTGCCGACAAAGCAGCTTTCACCCTCGGTGGTGACAGCAAACCCTGCGCCCCCTGCGTTATGCGGAACACGCTCCATAATCATAACGACTTCTTTTATTTCGCCAAAAAGTTTTTTCAGTTGTTCTTGTGTGATATCCATAGCGGCTATCTATTCTCCATTTGAGTTTTTTGTTATCGTGACATCTACTTTGATGCCCAGTATTATGGACTGTAATAAGTCCAGATTATCCTCGTTAATAATCAGTGCTATACCTCCTGCTGTGTCTATATCGTCCAAGTTTTTCTGTTGTAGCGGGGTCGGCTTGTTCTTCCCCGCCTTACATTCGATGCCAAGGAAGTAACCCTCCAGACATGCAACTACATCAGGCACACCACTGCGCCCGTACCCACTCGTCACAGGGTAGAAGTAATACGCACCCGCATCTTTCAGAATGCGTACTACCTTCTTCTTTACCTTCGCTTCCGGTGTCATATCTTCACCCCTGCGTTGCGAAGGTTCTTCACGTAAGTATCCAACTCCTCACGAGCTGCAAAGAGTTCTTGCTTTACACGGGGCCTCGCATCATTGCGCCATTGTTCTTCTTGCAGGTTGTCTACCTGTCGCTTGAGCCAACGCAACTGTGCTTGCTGGAACATGCTTAATTCTGTGTCACCCATCTACAACTCCTTCTAAAGGGCGCGTACACTCCAAGGGAATTTTAAGACACACAGAAAACGCCAACATTTCCAACTTGTCTCTACTGACAGGGTTAGCCTCATGGCTAACGTAGAAAACATGACGGTCTTTGCGAAAGCCTACGCCTTCAATTATGTGCCCGTAGTCATCTTCCCCCATCATCATAAGCACTGCTAGTTTCCCCTGTACCCAATCTGGCAAATCACTTACATACTTACCAAAGTTCCCTACCTCGTAACACTCTGTGCCTAAACACGTTACATCGACAGCAAACGATGAAGGTTGTATGTAAATGCGATATACCGTCTCGTCAAGGGGGGTGTCAAGATTTATAATTTTAGGATTGAGCGACATAGAACAGTCTCCCTGTGAGAGCATGAAAGCCAACATTCGGAACAAACGTACCTTGCTCAACCATCTGCAATGTGGACACCTTACGTTTAAGCTCTTCGTCTAGCTGATCCACATCGCACCCGTAATGATTGCTCGGATCTGGCTCCCAATTCCACTCTTTACCATCCATGTTAGTGTACACGTTGACCGACTGCGTACCGCGTGGCGAGATGTTGATATACACGACATCAAACATACTCTCACCGGAGGACGTGTCCTCGCCACTGTAGTTAAGGAACGTTTTGACTTGTTCACCAAAGTTTGCATCAAGCCATGTATGCCCCGTGTTCACAAGGTTTTTAAGCTCTCGCTCCAAGGGCGAGCTTTTACCACGACCTAGCCCATCGGTGACATCGTTAGCCAACTGCCTAACCTTCCGCGAACTGTAGTCGTCTATGTCTCGCATCTGTCTACGTAGGTTTCTAAGCTCTCGTTCCACAGCTACGTGACACGGTATGGTGCGCAGGTGGCGGGTAGCATTAGATAGGCCTTTCTCAAAATGCTTGGCAAATGCCATGTAATGCTGCGCGTTGTAGTCGTTGTACCTACAGTTTTCGATGTTGCGACTGTGAACAATGTACGCAGCATCTCCGTTGGCTTTTTCGGTGAAGTCACCGTAACCCACAAAACCTAGCGCATAAATCTCGTTCTCACGATAGATCCAAACGCTGTTCCTACGCTTGTAGCTCCACTTTGCTTTTAGTGCAGCGGCCACAGCATCTGCGAACCTAGCTACCTCATTACCCACGTAGCTATTGTTCTCTGTCTGTTGCATCGCTTCTGACGTTAAGTAAGGATTGTATCCCATAGTCATTCTCCATTTTTATATTATGATTTGAAACCAAGGTGCTTGTTCACCCAGTTATTGTATTTGTTTCGTACTGCTGACAGATCCTCCTTCGTCTCTACTTGTTGCACTTTGTAAGAGGCATGTTGCCACCACCCATCGGCTGTGGTTTCCGCGAACTCTACAAACAGAGGTAGGCGCAGCGGATGTTCGGGGTCTGTAATGATACTCCTACAATTCTTCACGTTGTAGGTATCTCTAGATCGTATGAACCCTGTGCCCTCTGTTTCTGAATAATAGTCATACGCCTCGGTGCGCATCTTTCGGATGTAGTCGTTATCCGTAAGCGGCAGCATGTTTGCGATTGTCATGCCCCACTCAAAGAACTCTCTCAGCGGTTCCTTGAACTTGGCTTTCAGCGCCTTGTTGACACGCGGCGGTATCGGCAGATCCTCGCCTGTTTCTGGATCACGCAGCCACTTCCCGTCAGGAGTTAGCTTGAAGGCTAACGCCGTGTTGTCTTTACGATTAGTCCACTTCTTCCAATGGGGGTTCACCTCTTTTGGCACGGTTTTACCTTTGGCTAGGAAATGTCTATCGTGATCTCCGTAATTACTGGTCAGGTTTATAGCTTGCTTCCCGTTGTACACTAGGAAGTACATACCTCTCGGTACGTGGCGTGTTAGGAACGAATACCTACTGACATGGTTCCACGGCCCCGTGCCATTGCGTATCTTAACGCTTGTGGTTCCGTCACGATGCTTGCGCCACACGACAGCAGCGTAAAATTCGGTATCCGCTTTGGTAACGGTTCTGTCAGTGCCCCACGTTTTAAACACGGGGTCGCCAAAGCAATATCCGTCAAGAAGCGCATAGCAGTAATCGCTGAGTTTAACGATACGCTCCCACTTACGTTTACGATCTCCGATAGGTCGAACATCCTCTGCTTTAGTGTGACATTTCGATATCAAAGGTTTGATAGCATTGTAGTGATGCTCTACCTCTGCAAAAGTTTGGAATGCTGAGTATGTAAGTGCCATTAGTTATTCTCCTGTGTTGGCCGTGCTGTCGGCCTGATTATATTTGAGACGCCCTCCGATACTTCGCAGAACATCATTAGGTTATTGCCGTACAAGTCATACAACTCGTCGTACAATGGTGCTGCAATATCATTCTGCATCACCGCTTGGCAGTCGGCTTCGGTTTCAAACCACACCACTGCCTCGACTTCTTTGCCCTGCAACTCGTAGTGCAAGATCAAAGCTGTAAAAAATTCAATCATCATAATCCCTTTCGATTTCGCCAAGCCCATCGCAGTTACGACAATCACGCTCATACTCCTCTATGTAACCGTATGGATTATCGTTACTCATCATCACGTTGCGCTCAGCTATTTCTTTACCCACGCCTTTACATTCGGGGCAGCGGATGAACGGGTTATCTACAAAAATATTACTCATCTGGTTCCTCCCGCAACATATCCAACAGACGCTTCGCGGCTTCATCACCGCGATCCGCCATGTCTTGTAGGTATTTAAAAACCATATCTGTTAAGTCGTCATCTTCCATCACATGTCCTCCGATTTGATGTGAATTGTTTTGCCGTTGGTCGGACGCGCATTCGCATTGTCCAACACGCACCACAGGGTCGGATGATGCCAGTTGCCCCAGCCTCCGAATAGATACCCATCGGTCAGCAACACGATAGCTTGCGGGTCGAGCTTATGCTCTGTGATGTAGTTAGCCACACAGCTAACGTCCGTGCCGCCACCGCCTTCGGGCTGCGTGGTGTTTATCATGTTGTCCAACTCGTACTGCTCGTACACTTCAGCACGACAGATCGCTGTGTCCCAATACAAGATGCGAACCCGCTCGGGGCGTAGCATATCGCAGATGGATTTTGTCTCGGTCATAAACGCAGGCAACACTCCCGGCGCGAATGTCGAGCCTGACGTGTCGATGCCAAGTATCAACTCGCCAATGGTCTCGCTGAACGTCGATGGCAGATACACGTTTTGCGCAATGAACCTACGCTTGGGCTTGCGCCACGTCGAATTGTCGTTACCCGCACAGGTAGCCATGAAGAACTCGCGGAACGGTTCTTTCCAATCTACCTTGGGCTGCAACAACTCCTCCATGTCACGACTGCCACCGCTTCCGGTTTTGCCTGCCACGATATTGCCTTGACGGATTGCCTCGTCGATCTCACGCTCTAGCTCGCGCTTCTCCTCCTCGGTCATCTCCTTAGCACTTTCCCAATCGTGATCGTCGAATGGTTCACCGTCACCATCGCCGCCACCATCGCCACCGCCGCCTTCACCGTCACCGCTTTCACCGCCTTCGCGTTCTTTGCGCTTCTCGTAGATGTCGTCAAAGATTTTAGCTGTGCCCCAACCACGATAGGCTTGATTGAGACAGCCATTTGGGATCCACTCCACGAACTCTCCATACTCGTCGAGTATCTTGATGTTGATTTCATAGTCCATCGCACGGTTGGCTGTGTCGGAACACTTCTTCCAGAGATGCCGCCACGTAATCAAGTGGCGATACATCTTGTGATACATCTCATGCAGAACGAGGAAGCGTAGCTGCTTGTCGTTCAGGTTACGTACAAACTCACGTCCATACCACTCGTCACGCCCATCGGTACATGCCGTGCGTGTCTTGTCACATACAACACGCTTGCCCAACATAACCAACCCGCCAATGGCAGGTTGTTTGTGCATGATTTGAACAACGGCTTTTTCGAGCCGCTGCTCCTCGGTTAGCTTACCGCCTAACTGTAACATTCTTATCCTCCTTATTGATCTGATGAAAACATATGCGAGTTATCCGCTGCCCACTGCGTGAACTTGCGGTTCTGCATGACCATCGCCTGCTTGCTGTATCTTGGCGCACGGACACCATTGGCAAACATACCTTGCGCCTCGGCATCTAGCCGCGCCATGTAGTCCATCCAAGAGTTGAGCCAGTCTTGCTCGATAGCTGCCAGTGTCCGATAGACCACCATACAGATACCTGCCGCTGTGGTCGGAACCTTGGCGTTTTTGGGATCGGACTTGATCGACTCCAAACTAGGTAGCTGATCGGCTAACTTGAGGTGAGCCATCAGATCCATGCCGCCACGCATACCAATCGTACCAATGAGCAACGCGGTCAGAGACTTGTCGTTGAGCTTGTCGCGCATCTTCATGTAGTTTGACGCCTTGTGCAGAGACCTCGCTGTGCAGAATGATCGACGCCCGTTGGCTTTGGGGTGGTTGATGTAGACGTTATCCTCGGGGTCTTTCACATCGTCAGACGATGCCAACACCTGCGGGTTGTCCTTGACCCATGCAAGCGTGACGTGATCTAGCTTGTGGTTGATACCCCATTCGATCCACTCTATCGCATTCGGCTTGCGCATCCGCACGAATGTCACGCGGTTGCAAGTATGCGGCAGGAACGTGTCGCCCACATTCTCGAACCCAAGGTTAGTCGTCGCAAAGACAACGCTCTCTGGGTGTAGCTCATGCATACCGATCATTCGCTCTTGGAACAAACGGTTGAGCGGGTTCTGGATAGCGCGGTTCTTGCCTGCCTCGTCGATCATAATAATGAGCGGCGTATCCTTGAGGTGCATACCAAGCTCCTCGTTAGTCGCAAAGCTAACATAGTCGTTGCCTTCCAAATCCTTGAACTTTGGCAACATCAGGTCGCCCGCATCGGCCTTGGTCGTGCAGTCGAAATAGATCGCCTTGTGGTCAGGCAGATCCTCGGCCAATACCTTGAGGATTGATGACTTGCCGCTGCCCATCTCGCCCTCGACGATGATGGTTGTCTTGTCCTCTGGTGGCAGAGGAACTTGAACTGCAATGGCGTTAGCGATTTCTTCGATGCTCAGTGCATACATTGTGTTAGTTGACATGAGGTTTCTCCAATCTGTTTATATGTCTAGTGTTGGCAGCGCAGCGATGGCTGCATCTACTTCGGCTTTTGTCTGCTTGCGCAGCGACTCGTCGTCACGCAGGGCAGCGGGTGTGACTCCTAGCATCGCATCTTCCAGACGTTCAGCCATAGCAGTCATGTGAGGTGAGTTAGCCACGTTGCTAACTTTGAGTAGTCCGATCATCTCGGTCACGTTGGACACCAACGTATCGCGGAATGTTTTGGCCCCGATCTTACGGCGCTTGGTACGCCCCGCATCGTCCACGTACTCTACGATATCGGTCTCGTAGTCGAGACGCTCCGACATGTTAGACAGCGCGTCATAGGTACGCTTCCATATGTCACCCATCGCGGTCTCGAACTGCGTGGTGTAGAACTTCTCGTACTTGTTAGCCAACTGGCTAATCCCTTCGTTGGCGATGTCCAAGCGGAAGTCGCCAGAGGTAGGTAGCGGCATTTCGTCGAGCGTGAATGAGAACTTGCGTGACAACTTCTCTAGGCTTGGATAGTCGTCAGGGTTTGCAAGATCACCCAAGAACAAGTGCGCATCCTCGACAGCTTGCTCGTAGTTATCCAAGAACTCTTGAACCAACTCATAGAACTTGTTCTGCATACCCGTCATTGCTTCGGTGTATTTGAAATACTGCGCGGTCGGGCATAGCTGCCAACCAGTCTTACCCCAAGGCATCGTCATGCGTGTGTGCATATCACGCGCCGCAGATACGTGCGTCTGTATTGCTTTTAGGTACTCGTTGTTACCCAATAGCTTTTTGTTGACGTTAGCCATACCGCGCTCGGCGGCGTTAGCGTCCGATACTTCGGCAGACGCTTTGCGATCTAGCTTGCGGCCTGCCCAGTTTGATATGGTCATACTGACCAACAGCGCGGCGGATGAAATCGAAACAATGTCATCTGCGTTGGGAGTGTTAGCTGTGTGGCTAACTTCCACCACGTTGTCCATACCATCAAACAAACTGGACTTACCTTCGCCCATATTACCCATCATATTCATAGTTATTCTCCAACATATTTATTGAGACCTTTGAGGTCGTTGCGGTTTGTCACAAGGGTTGCCCCTTGCTTGTGCGCGATAGGTGCGATGCACCAACCTGCGCGTTCTTCACGGGCGCGGAAGTCTCCGCAGTCCATGCAGTAATTATACCCGATGTTGTAACGCTCGGGGTGTAACGTGTCCTCGCCGCATGAGCGGCAGGTCAGCATCTGAATACCATCCATTGTAAACGCAGCCATCACTCGTCACCCCAACGCTTGCGGGCGTGAATGTCACGCTTGTTGATTGCGCGATAGGATGGCGCGGGGTCGTAGGTTGCGGGCATACGCTCGACAAGAGCGCGAGCTTTGGTTGGCATGACGCGCACCCCAAAGCCGTGGGTTTGGAAAAGATATTCTTCGATGGCTTGCGCCTCATCGCGTGTTAGGCCGTTAGCTGACCGGCTAACTGTTTCGGTGTTGTAAGACATGACTGATCCTCGTTGCAAAAGTGAACGTACCACAAATATAGCATATATAAGTAAACGTGTCAATACTTATCTTGTTGTGAGTAAATGTATTTTTATGAGTAATGTTCCGTTATTGTGTGAGTAACTGTGTGTAGACGTGAGTAGCGTGGTATGTGGGGTTGGGGTTAGCTGATGGGCTAACTTATTGAAAACAAAGTAATGTTCCTAATGTTCCGTAGCAAAATGGGTAATGTTCCGTTGTAAGTCTTTGTTATTAAAGCAATGTTCCAATGTTCCGCGATTTTAGGGTACTACAGGGGTATAATGATGTTGGATGGAATATGCTGCATAAGGGGAGGGAAGGGTCACATGGAAGTGTAGTAATATTTAACGGAACATTTGGAACATTAGGAACATTGCTTTAAAATCAATAGGTTAATTGTTCCATTCTTAAAAACCATTTTGGAACATTGGGAACATTACTTTGTTTTCAATGACTTATGCAAATCGCTCACCGCTCACCGCTCATAAAATAACTGGCATCGCCCAGATAGAGTTAGCCGTGCAGCTAACTACAAACACAAACAGGGCCAACAGGTCCAAAGGGATCACGTACAACATTGCGTGGCGACAGCTCGCCCTGTGTCGCTCACCGCTCACCGCTAATACACAAAACTGGTATCAAATAACTGGTGTCGCGGGGCACAAAAAAAGCCCCGACCGTTTCCAGTCAGGGCGTGGGATCAGATAAAAAGTATTGCCATCGTGCATAAAGTTACAGCAGCAAATGTGGAAACATAAAACCAAAACGTATAAGCAAAACCCCATGCAGTAATTTGTTTTCGTATTATGTCAGATATTAAACTCATATCATTTTCTTTCTTGTGAGTGTTAGTGGTGCCAGCCATTGGCTGGCACCGTTGATGGTTACTTGAGTTTCGCCATCATTTCATTGAACGCTTCGACATATTCTGTCGGGATCGAATCGTCAGGCTTGGCCTTGCTGCATTGTTTCGCAGCCTTGGCGATGGCATCCAAGAACCTGTCACAGTCAGTACGCTCGACAGCATCGCTTGCGCCATCGCTTGGCTTGTCATCAGCCTTTTTAAGATCCGCTTTGATCAAACCGATAAGCTTGCCGACCTGTTGCTGGATATATTTCTTATCCCGCGTCTGGCCCTTCATTTTGCCTTGCGTGATCGCCATCTCAGCCTTACCGGTCGTGGTGGCATCATTCAAGAACGCTAGACCGGCTTCGCCTGCCATCACTGTTGCGCACACATCGTAAGCCCATTGCCGCGTGGCAACCCAGATATTATTCTTTGCGTCGTCACCCGTAGGTTTGGCGAGCATTGTAAAATCAGCGCCGAGCTTAGCGGCCGGTGCAAAGAACAGCGCCGAGGCCTCAGCCCGTGACGCTTGCGCCGCGATGGAATTTGCGTTGGCCGCTTCAACCGCTGTTGCCGCTTCAATTGCTTTCTTGTTTACAGATAGATCAGTCATAATGTTTCCCTTTCAAGGAATGTGTTAGCCGCTTGGCTAACGTTGATTAGACAAGAACCGCTCTTGTCTATGGCAACCATTATACGGAAAACACCGGCAAACGCAAGCAAATGGCAGTAAATGGCAGCAGTTAGTCGCCTAGCTAACCCCCACCTACCCCCGACCCCCCTCTACAGCGCGTCACGCATATCTACTTATACATACTAATCTGCACAAATATTTTGAGTTTCTACGAAATCGGCTAAACCCCACCCCCACCCTACCGTTATACCCAGTAACCACATTCGGCGCGGGGAGATTGAAATAATTATAATATTCGTCTAAATACTACATATGGCATTACAAATAACACCAGAACGGGGTGTGCCAATCAAAGACGTGCCCCCGCCAAAAGACCTCACAGGCAAAGCTGAAGCTGCTGCCGAGACCGCTAAACATCTACATGCCCACGGGTTAGAGATAGACATAACCGCAGAGGACAGGGATAACGCTTCGGAGATCAGTATGGCATATGCTGCCGATCCTGTGCGTACTTCAAAGAAGGCTACGCTTAAAAATATATCACGCACCCCACCCGCTACCCTCCTACTGACAGATAAGATCCTAAAAGATTTTGGGCATTCTGTTGTAGAGAGCGCTACGCAGGTGAGGCACCTCGTCACAAACAAACTGATTGAGGAGACAGAGAACCCCGACCCACGGGTGCGTATACGTGCCTTGGAGCTGCTTGGTAAGATTAGCGATGTGGGGTTGTTTGCAGAGAAGTCTGAAGTTACAATAACACATCAAACTACAGACGACATCAAAGAGAAACTACGTGGGAAACTGGCTAAACTTATAGACCCAGCCGATTCTGATGTAGAGGACGCAGTAGTCGTGGAGGCCCCGGTCATATCGTTGGATGATACACTGGGGCCTCCCGATGCCTAAAGATCTTACCACTGTTGCGAAAGACTTAGACTTCTCTCCAGAAGATATACAGACTATGCTGGACAACCTTGACCAGTTTAGTCCTGAAGAGGTCGCAGAGATTGATAAGATGGTCGATGAGCTGGCGAACAGGCAGCGTAACGACAATGCCAAAGATGACCTCATAGAGTTTTGTAAACGGATGCAGCCAGATTATAAGGTTGGCAAGCACCACCGCATCCTTGCAGATATGCTGATGGACATTGAGCAGGGTGATAAAGACCGTATATGTGTCAATATCCCACCGCGACACGGTAAATCGCAGCTTGTGAGTATCTTTTTCCCTGCGTGGTTCTTGGGGCGTAACCCCGGCAAGAAGGTTATGATGGTGTCTCACACTACCGACCTCTGCTGTGGACTTTGGGCGTAAGGTTAGAAACTTGATATCGGTAGACGACTACAAAGAAATATTTCCGCAGGTGTCGTTGGCGGTGGACAGTAAGTCTGCGGGGCGGTGGAATACAAACTTTGGAGGAGAATATTATGCGTGTGGTATTGGGTCTGCACTTGCGGGACGTGGCGCTGATCTTCTGCTTGTTGATGATCCTCATTCTGAGCAGGATGTTATTAACGGAAACTTCTCTGTGTTTGAAAAAGCATACGAGTGGTTCACCTTCGGTGCCCGTACTCGCCTTATGCCGGGCGGTAGGGTTGCAATAATTCAGACTCGTTGGCACATGGACGACCTCACGGGGCGTGTGACGACAGATATGGTCAAGAATCCAGAGTCAGACCAGTACGAAATCGTGGAGTTTCCCGCTATTTTGGACAGCGAGGACTCTGACGGTAAGCCGATACAGAAGCCGTTATGGCCTGAGTTCTTTGATTTGACCGCATTGCTGCGCACAAAGGCGTCGATGCCTACATTTCAGTGGAACTCGCAGTATCAGCAGCAGCCGACAGCTGAAGAAGCGTCGATTGTTAAGCGGGAATGGTGGCAAATATGGACAAAAGACGACCCACCCCACTGTGAATATATAATTATGTCGCTTGATGCTGCCGCAGAGAAGAATAATCGCGCCGATTACACCGCGCTGACGACTTGGGGTGTGTTTTTTAACGAAGAAGAGAACGCACACCACATAATTTTGCTAAATAGCATCAAAGAACGCTTAGAATTTCCAGAATTGAAGGGTCTGGCGCTTGAAGAGTACAAAGGTTGGGAGCCAGACTCGTTTATTGTGGAGAAAAAGTCCTCTGGCGTAGCTTTGTACCAAGAATTACGCCGTATGGGCCTCCCAGTACAAGAATATACACCTCATAGGGGTACTGGGGACAAGATGGCTCGCCTTAATAGTGTATCAGACATCATAGCCAGCGGGTTTGTGTGGGCACCAGCTAAGCGTTGGGCCGAGGAGGTCATAGAAGAGGTGGCAGGGTTCCCGTTTATGTCTAACGATGACCTTGTTGACTCTACGGTCATGGCGTTATTGCGATTTAGGCAGGGTGGGTTCATCAGATTACCCACAGATGAGTGGGATGATGAGCCTACATACCGTAGACCTGTAGAATACTACTAAACCTCTATGTTTATCTTAGTTCCTTGGGGTCGATCTGCATTAGTTTTGCGACCAAAGCGATCATAAGTTTCTCCCAAGTCAAACCTTTGTTTTGCCAACGCTTCTAGGTGACTGTGGTTAGCCCTGTGTTTTTTCTCAACCATCTGTTCTTTCAGATGAGCTTCTATACGTTCACGGCTTTGGGTTTGCTGATGGATATCAGATCCCACATTAAACGGCGCGTTGCCTATGCCGCTTAACCCGTCAGCCATTACAGCCTTCCTTGTTTCGCTAGGATTATTACAACAGTGATGCCTATCATTATAGAAACGATAATTGTAGCCCCGCCATAAATAACAATCCTCTCAATTAGCTTAGCTTTGCGTTTCTTCTCTGCCTCAATCTTGGCCTTGCGGTCCTTTCTTGCTTGCACCCGTATAGCTTGCAATTCACCCCATGCGCTAAAACCTCTGGTTGCAATGACAATCTGACGAAGCTCTTCCTCCGCATCTTTGGCCCTTTGTAAATTCACAAATGTCTCCATCGCATTTTCATCCGACCCTGAGAACAAGCTGTTTTTCTTTCTTTCATGGGCAGCGCGTAAATCATCCACCCCATCAAAAAACTCACCAATCTGCTTGGTGACATTTACCAATTCCTTGCCTGCGGATACGGCAGATTTCACAGCGGCAAGCGCTGTAAATGGATCAATCATGTTCTTCTTCCCCTACCAACAACAATGTACGGCGGGCAAAAGTGCTTCCAAGGAACCCTTACCTTAGCTGGGTACTGATAATAAAATTGTGAAACTTCTCTAGGGCACCTGTATTCACAGGTCTGATGCAGCCCGATAGTGGGGCTTTGACTAGCTAATACCGCTGTTAGGGCGCATATAAACATATCTCATGCCTATCTCCCCCTATTTCTCTGCAAGTTTGTCTATCTTGCCTTCAAGCCTAACGAGGTGGTCAACAACTCTCCCAAGTTCCCCCGCGTGTTCTTCCCTCTTTATATAATTCTCTCTTGTCATGTTCAAAAGAATATTAAGGCGCTTGACTTCAGATGCGATTTGATTGGCCCACCACCCTATAGGTAGAACCACAAAAGTTAATACGATGTTCCAAATCAGCATGTTATCCATGATCTCTCAATACAGGAATATAATATTTGTTTCAACAGACCGCTTGAGATAAAGGGTAAATAGGGTACATCTCCCAGTACCCTAGTCGAGGTGTGGCGGCTTCCCCCAAGTTGCCCACCTCGACACTAGACCGCTGGGCATTAAAATGATAAGTTACCCGCAAGCAACGCTTATGGAGCGCACATGGCTGTAGAAAAACCCTTAGTTCCTTCTGATTTAGAGATAGAGACAAATCCTACGGAAGAAGAACTTACTATCGAAGTTATAAACCCTGAAGCTGTTTCTATGGAAACTGAAGATGGTGGGGTTATAATTGATTTTGAAGGCGGCTTGTCAGAGCAACTAATGGGGCAAGACCACGATTCAAACCTAGCTGAGTCTATAGACGAAGCAGACCTTGAGGCTATGGCATCTGAGCTTGTAAGTGATTTTGAGTCTGATCGTGAATCTCGTGCTGATTGGGCTAGGGCCTATGTAAAAGGTTTAGACCTTCTTGGTATGAAGATTGAGGAGCGCCAGCAGCCTTGGGCAGGTGCGTCTGGGGTGTTTCACCCCGTGCTTACTGAAGCTGTCGTGCGGTTCCAAGCACAGGCTATGGGGGAGCTGTTCCCCGCTTCAGGCCCTGTGAGAAGCAAAATTATGGGCAAGCTTACTCCAGAGAAGTTTGATCAAGCTGAACGTGTGCAGAATGAGATGAACTACCTCTTAACGGAGGAGATGACAGAATACCGCGACGAGATGGAGCAGATGCTGTTTAAACTTCCCCTAGCTGGGTCTGCGTTTAAGAAGGTCTATTATGACCCGCTTATGGATAGACCCTGTGCGGTGTTTGTGCCTTCAGAAGAGTTTGTTGTGTCCTACGGGGCAACAGACCTAATGACATGCCCGCGCTACACGCATGTTATGAAGAAAACGGAAAACGAGATATTAGAGCTGCAAGTTGCAGGCTTCTATAGGGATGTGGACCTACCTGCACCTGCGCCAGATTTTTCAGATATTCAAGAGAAGTACGACGAACTTGACGGTGAAAGCGCGGTTCTTGAGAATGACGATAGGCATACAATTCTTGAGATGCACGTCACAATGAATATGCCTGAAGGGTTTGATGACTCTGATGAAATAGCACGGCCTTATGTAGTAACTATAGATAAATCGTCTCGCGAAATATTATCTATCCGTAAGAATTGGTATGAAGATGACGCTAAAAAGAAAAAACGCCTACACTTTGTACACTACCGTTATCTACCGGGCCTTGGGTTTTATGGAACGGGTCTTATTCACCTCATTGGTGGCCTTGCTAAGTCGGCTACCTCTATCCTTCGTCAGTTGGTTGATGCTGGCACACTGTCGAATTTGCCAGCAGGGCTTAAAGCTCGCGGTATGCGTATTAAGGGGGACGACACTCCTCTTATGCCGGGTGAATTTAGGGATGTGGACGTACCGGGCGGTGCCATCCGTGACTCGATTACGTTTATCCCTTACAAAGAGCCATCAAGCGTACTGTACTCTTTACTTGGAAATATTGTCGAAGAGGGACGCCGAATTGGCTCAGTCGCAGACATCCAAGTAGGAGATACTAACGCACAGGCACCCGTGGGCACAACTCTTGCCCTTATGGAGCGTTCAATGAAGGTAATGTCTGGTGTACAGGCCCGCCTCCATGCTGCCATGAAAAAAGAGTTACGACTTTTGTCTAAGATTGTTCACGATTATATGCCTGATGAGTACGTGTATGAAGTTGACGGAGACTTTAGCAGGAAGGCTGATTTTGACAAACGTATAGACGTTATACCTGTATCTGACCCCAACGCCGCTACTATGGCGCAGCGTATTATGCAGTATCAAGCCGCGTTACAACTAGCGCAACAAGCGCCCCAATTGTACGACATGGGTAAGCTGCACAGGCAAATGCTTGAGGTTCTTGGCATCCAAGACGCGGAAGATTTAATCAAGCTACCTGAAGATATTAAACCTTCTGACCCTGTAACTGAGAACATGATGATCCTGAAACAGGAGCCAGTCAAAGCGTTCAAGTATCAAGATCACGAAGCTCACCTAGCGGTGCATATGGCTGCGGCACAAGATCCAAAGATTATGCAGATGGTGGGGCAGTCTCCATTTGCTCAAGTAATACAGCAGGCAATGGCGGCACATATTACAGAGCATGTTGCATTCCAGTATCGTAGGGAAATGGAAAAGATGCTGGGGGTCGAGATGCCTAGCGAAGATCAGCCATTGCCTGAAGATGTTGAGGTTGAAATTTCTAGATTGGCTAAGGATGCAGCAGAGAAGCTTCTCAAGAAAGATCAGGCAGAGGTGTCTCAGCAGCAGGCTCAAGCGCAACAACAAGATCCTGTTGTACAGATGCAACAGCAAGAGCTTCAGCTAAAAGCGCAAGAGCTTCAGCATAAGATGCAACTAGACACGGCTAAGCTTCAGCTTGAAGCTGAGAAGATTAAAGCCACTAATCAAAGAGAGGGTGCCAAGCTGGGAGTTAAGCTGGCAACTGATCTTGATAATTCCCAACGTGCAGATCAGCAGGCTGGGGCGAAACTGGGAGTTGAATTAGCAAAGGAGCTAGGTAAGGGGGATGGATGACACGGTTGTTGCGTTGATGAAACGTAGCATATCCGAATCCAAGACGGAGATAGAACAGTTTTTGGCCGGGGGCCAAGCACAATCTATGGAAGATTACTGCCGTCTTGTAGGGAGATATGAGGCTTTAAAACTAATTGAAGCCGATTTAGTTGATTTGGAAGAAAGAATTATTGCACAATAAGTTCTAGTATTCTATTTCGTAATTGGGGGCTTCGCGGATAGACCGCGCAAGGTTTCTGTGAACCTTAATCACTGCAAGGTATATGCAATGTATAAAGATGAAAAAGTAACTGACGATAAAGTAGCAACTCAGTTACCAGAACCAAAAGGCTACAAAGTTCTTATTAGCACTGTTGAGGTTAATGAGAAGACCGAAGGCGGGGTGTATATGCCTGACCAACTTAGGCAGGCAGAAGAAACCGCTTCTATTATAGGGTTTGTAATTAAAACTGGCCCTGATGCGTATTCCGATAAAGATAGATTTCCAAATGGAGCCTACTGCAAGGAAGGTGATTTTGTGATCTTTAGATCTTATTCAGGAACCAGATTTAAAATACATGGCAAAGAGTTTCGTCTTGTAAATGATGACACTGTTGAAGCAGTCGTCGAAGATCCACGGGGGTATACACGGGTATGAATAGTTTGGCAGATAAACCAGAGCTAACAGAACAAGATCTTGAAAACGAATCACCTGAAACACAAGATGTTGTGGATGATTCGTTTGAGATAGAAGTGTCTGACGACACTCCTGAAGAAGAGAAACCGCGTCTGGCAGAAGATAGAGAGCCAGAAGTGCCTTCTGACGATGAGATAGATAAATATTCTGTTGGGGTTCAAAAGCGCATAAACAAGCTAAAATTTGAAGCGCAAGAGCAAGAACGGCAAAAACTCGAGGCCCACAGGCTACAAGAAGAGGCTCTGCGGTATGCTCAACAGATAAAATCTGAAAACGAACAGTTACGAAAAAACCTTGATGCGGGTGAAGAAACCCTTATTGGGCAGGCTAAAGGGCGCATCGAAGCGCAGTTAGATAAGGCTAAATCTGCGTATAAAGCTGCATATGAGTCAGGAGATCCTGACGCTTTAATAGCCGCGCAAGAGCAGCTAACGACCTTGAAGGTAGAGTCTGACAGGGTAAATAACTATAAACCACAGGTTAGAACCGCGCCACAGCCACAGCCACAGTATGCTCAACCTGCCCCGCAAGTTGATAAGCCTGATCCAAAAGCCCTTGAGTGGGGTAAGAAAAATACTTGGTTTGAGAATCCTGAAACTCCTGAAATGACAGGCTATGCATATGGTGTGCATCAAAAGCTTGTACAATCAGGGATTGATCCGAGAAGCGATTCTTATTATGATGAAATAGACAAGGCTATGAAAAAAGCCTTTCCAGATAAGTTTGACGGTGGGCAAATAGAGGAAGAAGCACCCCAACGTCAGGCCGGTTCCGTGGTTGCCGCACCGTCAAGATCGACAAAAAAGCCACGCACAGTGCGATTAACCTCGACGCAAGCCTCTCTCGCCAAGCGGCTTGGACTCACGAATGAGCAATATGTGGCGCAAATGTTGAAGGATCAATCCAAATGAGTAACAGAACCTCACGCAGTAATGATGACCGCGAAGCGGTCAAACGTAAAGTGTCATGGGAAAGACCGACCATGTTACCGACCCCCGAACCTCGCGCTGGCATTAGCTATCGCTGGATTCGCACCTCTACTTTGGGTACTACGGATAACAAGAATGTTTCTTCCAGATTTCGTGAAGGTTGGACACCTGTTCGTAAAGAGGATCATCCGAACCTTCAAATCGTGTCCGATATTGATTCGAGATTTCAAGACGGCATTGAGGTAGGTGGCTTATTGTTATGTCAAAACGCCATCGAAAAAGTTGAGGCTAGGGTTGAGAAGCAGCTAGACATGGCACAGAGCCAGATGGAAGCGGTTGATAATTCCTATCTGAAACAATCAGACCCTCGTATGCCCGTTCTAAACCCAGAACGGAGTACACGATCTTCATTTGGCAAGTAACCCTTTTGGGGAGCTTGTCGTAACTTAAACTCTAGGAGTATGAGAAAATGGCTACTACAGCAGCTCCCTACGGCTTAAAACCTGTGCGCCGCGCAGATGGAATGCCGTATGCTGGTGCGACTAATCAGTATCTCATTGACCCCGCTGGAGAAGCAACAAACCTGTTCTACGGGCAAGTTGTTATCATTGGGGCTGATGGTTACATCGCACTCGCAACTGGTTCAGGTGCAGACCTGACATCTAACAGCATCTCAGGAACAACAGGCGTTGGCGCTATTGGCGTTTTCGTTGGTTGTGAGTATGTAAATTCTTCAGGCCAAACGGTCCAAGCGCAGTATTACCCAACTGGAACTTCCAATGGTGATGCTATTAAAGCGTATGTTGTTGACGATCCAAATGTACTATTCCAAGCCCAGCTTGATGGTACAGGAGCGCAAACAATCATCGGTACAAACACATTCTTTGCAGCAGTGCAGTCTACCTCAACTGGTAATACCACGACAGGTAACTCTACATCTGCATTGGACGCTACGGTGAAGACTGCCGCAGCGGCGTTCCGTGTTGTTTCACATGTGTCAGATGCTGCTGATGCGTTCCCAGATGTACTTGTAAAGTTCAATCCGGGCGCTCACCAGATGACCAATAACGTAGGCTTATAAGGAGGTTAAATCATGGCTATTTCACGCGCCCAGCTCCTTAAAGAGCTGTTACCGGGTCTGAATGCATTGTTTGGTTTGGAGTACGGAAAGTACGAAGACGAACATTCTGAGATCTATGAAACTGAAACTTCAGAGCGTAGCTTTGAAGAGGAAGTTAAATTATCAGGTTTTGGAGCCGCCCCTGTGAAAGCAGAAGGTGCTTCAATTTCTTATGACAACGCACAGGAATCATTCACTGCGCGTTACAATCATGAGACAGTCGCAATGGGCTTTTCTATCACAGAAGAGGCTATGGAAGACAATCTGTATGATTCGCTTTCTGCTCGTTATACCAAAGCTCTTGCTCGCGGTATGGCATACACAAAGCAAACAAAGGCTGCTTCTTTGTTAAACACAGGCTTCACCACCTTTAACTCAGGTGATGGCGTTACTTTGTTTAGCACAGCGCACCCAACCGTTGAGGGCACTACTAACGCTAACCGCCCTGCAACTGATGCTGACTTGAATGAAACCTCACTTGAGCAAGCTGTTATTGATATTGCCGCGTTCACAGATGAACGTGGTTTGTTGATTGCTGCGCGCCCTCGTAAGTTAATCATTCCACCAGCATTAATGTTTGTTGCAACTCGCTTGTTGGAAACAACTCTGCGTGTTGGTACAGCAGATAATGATATCAACGCACTTAACTCAAACGGATCTATTCCAGAGGGTTATGCGGTGAACCACTATCTGACAGACAATGATGCCTTCTTCATCACAACTGATGTGCCTAACGGCATGAAGCACTTTGTCCGTACCGCTATGCAAACAGGCATGGATGGTGACTTTGACACTGGTAACGTGCGCTACAAAGCGCGTGAGCGTTACAGCTTTGGTGTATCAGATCCATTGGGAATGTACGCTTCTCGCGGAGCATAAAGTATGCTATAAGGTGGGTACTTCATGTATTCTCCTCATGTATAACTCAGGGGCAGCTTCGGTTGCCCCTTTCTTTTTGTTTAAATATCTATTACTATATGTGTATCCCTGACAGACACATGGTGTGTCTGACTAACCCAGACAGGAGATCGACATGGGTACTACTACTTTTTCTGGTCCTATACGGGCTGGCAACATCCGCAACACAACGGGCACTACTGTTGGGTCAGACATAGCAAACGTAGGTTATGTTGTAATGACTCAACAACATGTAATGGATATTTCTGGCGGCGCTGTCGCAGCAGAAGCCACAAATGTGGTAATCCCTGCCAACTCAAAAATCGTAGACATCATCATTGATTTAGAAGTGGCTGCTAACACTACGACGAATATCAGTGTTGGTGATACCGTAGGCGGTGCAGCGACCCTTGTTAATGCTGTTGCTTCTGGAACTACTGTAGGTATTAAGGCGTTAGGCGCTTCTGGCGGTGGTACACTTACATGGAAAAACACTGGTACATCTGATTTGAAATTAACTGCGACCTCAAGTGCAGGTACAAATGCGGGATCAGTTGTTATAACAGTGATGTATGCTCAAGCGTTTAATACGGCTGTTCAGCCGTAAGGAGGCCTAGATGGCTGGTCAAGAGATACGGGCATTTAATGTCTCAACATCAGGATTTAGTGCAGGGGTTGTTGGCCCCGCACGGAGTCGAATACAGGGCATCTTGGTGTATGCCACTAACATCACAGCATTTACTATTAAGAATGGCTCCGCATCAGGAGCCACTCTGCTGGATTTAACCCTTCCAGCGGGATGGAACGATGTGTTTCTCCCTAATGATGGTATTCTTGCTGACAATGGGGCCTATGTGTCTGCTCTATCAGGCTCTGGTTCAGTGATAACTTTACTCCTTGAGTAAGAGATGGCTGAGAAAAAGAAAGGCTCCATGAAGGGGCACAGCATAAAAGGTGGTCATAAACGTCCCACAAAGTCTGGGGCGGGTATGACAAAAAAGGGTGTTGCCAAGTATCGCAAGGACAACCCCGGCTCCAAGTTAAAAACTGCTGTGACGGGGAAGGTTAAGAAGGGGAGCAAGGACGCAAAGCGGCGCAAGTCTTTCTGCGCCCGTTCTGCTGGACAAATGAAGAAGTTCCCCAAAGCAGCAAAAGATCCTAATAGTAGGTTAAGGCAAGCAAGAAAACGGTGGAAATGTTAAATGGCTATTTCTCGTTCCCAGATGGGCAGTCAACTAACAGGTAACAGAACCTCTACAGGTGATGACGCTAAAGACCTTGAGATTATTCGTTTTGGCAAAGGTGGCAAGACGAAGAAGAAATCTAAAAGTCGTGTTAATGAAGCTGGCAATTACACCCAACCAGAGAAGAGAAAGCGTATATTTAATCGCATAAAGGCTGGTGGAAAAGGCGGCAAACCGGGGCAATGGTCAGCAAGAAAAGCGCAAATGTTGGCGAAGGCTTATAAAAAAGCGGGTGGGGGCTATAGAGGTTAATGGCGCTCAAGAAGTCACAGAAGAGCTTGAAGTCTTGGACAAAGCAGAAGTGGCGAACAAAGTCTGGCAAGCCATCGACGCAAGGGAGCAAGGCTACAGGCGAGCGATATCTTCCTGAGAAGGCTATCAAGTCTTTGACCTCTGCGGAGTACGCCGCTACTACGAAGAAGAAACGCGAGGCCACCAAGAAGGGCAAGCAGGTTGCCAAGCAGCCTAAGAAAATTGCAAAGAAAACCAAACGGTTTAGGAGCGTAGTGACATAATGGCTGTAGTAACCCCAGACATGCCAGAGATTTTTGAGGAAGCTTTTGAAAGGGCTGGCCTTGAGATGCGTACTGGATACGACCTTAAAACCGCACGAAGAAGTCTAAATCTTTTAACATTGGAGTGGCAGAACCGTGGTCTTAATCTCTTCACTATTGAAGCGGGTACGCTCGCTGTTACAGCGGGTACGGCAACGTATACCCTCCCTGCGGATACAATTGATATCATCGAACACCAAATCCGCACCGGAACGGGCACAAACCAAATCGACACCTCCCTCGAAAGAGTCAGTGTCTCGACCTACGCCCAGCAAACCAACAAAAACACGCAAGGTAGGCCGACCCAAATCTACGTCCAAAGGCTCCCAACGGAAACAAAAGTAACTCTTTGGCCCGTACCTGATAATACAACGACCTATGAAATAGCATATCATAGGCTAAAAGGTATTGATGGGCTGTCATCTGGAGTTGGGGCAGCGATATCTTCTGTACCGCCTCGATTCGTGCCCTGCTTGGTTGCAGGCATGGCATATTACATTGCTATGAAAAAGAACCCTCAGATGGCGGCTAACCTAAAGCAAGAGTACGAGTTTCAGTTCCAGCTAGCTGCTGGTGAGGATGAAGAGACAGCATCAATTAAGTTCGTTCCATTCAACACATTTATGATGGGTGCGTGATGAGTTACGCTAGAGGCAAATATGCTTTTGGTTACTGCGACAAGACAGGGTTTAGATACCCTTTGGCAGATCTTGTGCCTGAGTTTAACAATGGCGTGAAGACTGGATTTCTGGTTGGGCGTGATGTTGTTGACCCAGATCAGCCACAAAACTTCTTGGGCAGAATTAAGATAAATGATCCTCAGTCTCTGAGGAACCCAAGACCAGACACATCCTTAGAGGAGAGTCGCGGTTTATTTGGGTTTAATCCTGTTTGGAATGATCTTCAATTTATGCAGTCTGAAGTTGGTACTGTTACTATCAACATAACTTAGGAGTAGAAGCGATGATGAAGAAAAAAGGCTATGCTAAAGGCGGCGTTACCAAGAAGATGATGGGTGGCGCAATGAAAAAGAAAAAACCTGTGGCAATGAAATCAGGTGGAAAGATGCCTATGGTCAAAAAGAATGGGAAGAGTGTCCCAGCATTTGCTGCTGACGGCGTAGGTAAGATGAAAAAAGGTGGTGTTACCAAAAAGAGAATGGGTGGCGCTATGATGAAAAAGAAAAAGGGTTACGCCAAAGGCGGTAAGACTAAAAAGTAAAGTCAACTTGGGGGGATAGATTGGCTTATTTGCAGAGTAACATACCGCACTTCAAGTGCTGGGTTCGCCGTGAGTATACTCACAATCATGAACAATACCACGGTGAGTTCTTACATGCGATGGCAATAGCGGTAACGACAATGCCAAACAGGTGCTTGAGCTTTCAAGTTATCTTTACGGGATGCGAGGCTGATGAAGAAGGAGATGAGAATGTACACGGTGGCGCAATGTGGGCGAGAATGCCTATAACCGCTCTTGTAGCCGATGAGCCGCTCACTGAGTGGCCTTCTGCCATGTCTGTGCATAACGCCCAGCCTTGGGACTGTTCGTCCTACAACCACGCTGTGTACGTCTTGGACAGGGCAACACCATGTCCTTGGTTGGCAAAGATAGATGGGAATATGTATCCTGCAAAGTATATGTTTACTGTTGATTACTCTGAGAGTGAGATAGCAGATGACCCAGCGCAGCATAAGCAAAGTCATGTTATGCAGCTTCTAGATGCTGGAGAATGGACTGGTAACGTAGTGGCGCTGCCTAACAATCGTGTAAGGGTTACTCACCCTGCATGGTTCGAGACTGGCGCTGGTGCCCCAGACTTCAAGCCATCTCAACATATACACTATTCAAAATCCGATTTAGACTATACTATGGATGTCAACAAAATATTTGATAACTTATATCAAGAGGAGAATCAAAATGGGCGTTGAAGATGTTAAGCCAAAAGCGCGGCCAAAAGACCTTGAGAAGGCGGCAAAGAAAAAACGTATGGCTGAAGAAAGGCGTACAGAAAAAAGAATTATAAAAGCATCTGGTCGCAGAAGAACTAGAGATCACAATGCGGAACCCAAACAAGACATTAAAAGCGCACTAGGGTTGGCTGGTGGCGGCAAGGTATGCCGTGGCATGGGCGCTGCCACTCAAGGTGGCAAGTTTAGAATATCATAAGGGAAAGTTCAAATGAACTATTCAGAACTGACGCAAGCGATCAAAGACTATACGGAGAACACAGAGAGTACCTTTGTGACCAATATTCCTAACTTTGTGCGTCAGGCTGAAGAGCGGATCTTTAGGGATATCACTATTCCAGAGCTACGCAGGAACGTCACAGGCAATGTAAACGCTGGCAATAAGTATGTTGCGAGGCCTGATGACTTTCTAGCCACGTTCTCTTTAGCTATTATCAATGGCACAACGTACACCTATCTTTTAGACAAAGAGGTGAACTTTGTGCGGGAAGCCTACCCTGATACCACGGTGCAGGGGTTGCCGCAGTATTACGCAATATTTGATGGGGATACCGCTACAGGCAATGGCAACTTCTTGCTTGGCCCTACGCCTGATGCAGCATACGACTTGGAGTTGCATTACTACTATGATCCACCTTCTATTGTCACCTCTGGTACATCTTGGCTTGGCGATAATGCGGAAGCGACATTGCTTTACGGATCTCTTATAGAAGCGTATACGTTTATGAAGGGCGAAGGCGATATGGTTCAATTGTATAACGAAAGATATTCGTCAGCCCTTATCAACATGGCTTCTTTGGGGGCTAAGTTGAGGACTGACACATACAGGCGACCTGCCGCGTAGGAGATAAGGTATGGCAATAATTCAAGCAACATGTACGTCTTTTAAGCTTGAGCTTCTAAAGGCAGAGCATGACTTTGATGCACATACGTTTAAGATAGCTTTGTATTCAAACGCGGGTTCTTTGGGTGCGGATACAACTGTGTATAGTACAACAAACGAAATAACCAATACATCTGGAACGGCATACACTGCGGGGGGCAAGTCGTTGACAGTGACATCTACATTTCCAAAGACCTCTGGAACAACGGCTATTGTAGACTTTGACAATATTTCATGGACTGACGCAAGCTTTACAGCAAGGGGGGCGCTGATCTATAACTCAAGTGCTTCTAATAAAGCTGTTGCTGTGTTAGACTTTGGAAGCGACAGGGTTGCTAGTGATAGTACCTTTGAAATACAATTCCCCGTAGCGGATGCCACATCTGCTATAATTCGCATAGCATGATAGGAGTTATCTAAATGGCGAGCTTTAACAAAGTAAACGATTTTGTGGTAAACGCAGTCCACAACATGGATCTTGCAAGCGACCAGCTTGCGGTAGCCTTAACCAATACTGCGCCGGGAAGTGAATCAAGTAACCCAACCGCAGATGGTAACGGTATTGTTGGTAATCTTACACAGATTAGCTACAGTAATTGTTCTTCTCGCAACCTAACTACAAGCTCATCATCACAGTCTAGTGGTGTATATAAGCTGGTTGTTGCAGATCTTACGCTTACTGCTTCTGGTACGGTTGGCCCCTTCCGTTATATCTATATCTTTGATGATACGGTTTCTTCTCCAGCAGACCCAATCATTGGGTACTATGATTATGGCACTTCATTGACGCTGAACAACGGTGATACGTTCACCTTAGATTTCAGCCCAAGCAACGGTGTCATCCAACTAACATAAGGCAGTATCATGGCGAAGCTCTTCAACAGAGCCAAGATGACAACCAGCACTACGGGTACTGGTACAATTACTCTTGGCAGTGCATCTACGGGGTTTCAGAGTTTCGCGGATGCTGGGGTTAGTAACGGTGACGTAGTACAGTACGTCATCGAAGAGACCTCTAACTTTGAAATAGGTACTGGTACATATACCGCTTCTGGCACAACCCTTACAAGGACCGTGCAAGAGAGTTCAAACTCAGATAATGCCATCAGCCTTGCGGGGAATGCTGTTGTCTTTATCAGCGCGGTAGCCAGTGACTTAAATATCTTGCAAAATGCAGGGTCTACCAAGGTTGCAGCGACATCTTCTGGTGCCACGGTTACGGGTAACTTGGCAGTTACGGGCACGGTTGACGGGCGTGATATCGCAACGGATGGTACAAAGTTAGATACCATAGAAACCAATGCTGACGTTACTGACACTGCAAATGTGGGATCTTCTCTCACAGGGTTTGCTACGGGCACAGACGCGGTTTCTTCTGACCTTATTCCTGTCTACGATGTAACAGCTTCTGCTTGGGAAAAGCAGACTATTGCTAATGCAGCACTACAAGGCCCTACAGGGCCTACTGGCCCTACAGGGGGAACTGGTCCAACGGGTCCGACAGGCCAAAAAGGTCAGAAGGGCGAGGTGGGTAATACAGGCGGTACAGGGCCAACAGGCCCAACAGGTCCGACAGGCCCTCAAGGCCAGAAGGGCCAAAAAGGGCAGACAGGCAACACGGGTCCAACTGGTTCGCAAGGACCGACAGGTCCAACTGGCTCAACGGGTCCGACAGGCGGCACGGGTCCAACTGGGCAGAAGGGGCAGAAGGGTCAAACAGGCAGCACAGGACCAACAGGACCGACAGGGCCAAACGGACCAACAGGCCCTACAGGGTCGCAGGGTCCGACAGGAAGCACGGGTCCAACTGGGCAGAAGGGGCAGAAGGGTCAAACAGGCAGCACAGGACCAACAGGACCGACAGGGCCAAACGGACCAACAGGCCCTACAGGGTCGCAGGGTCCGACAGGAAGCACAGGCCCAACAGGCCCAACTGGCCCAACTGGTAGTGCTAATAATACCGCTGGCTCTGTGGGATCATTCGCATGGGCGGCACTAAATGCTGCTGTAAACGCAGCAACCTTTGGAAGCAACCTTGCTGGTAGTGGTATAAGGAGTACCTCAGTTAGGGGCCCTAACAACCTAACCGTTCCAACTTATCCTTGTGGTCAGGGAAATAACTTGTCTGGCACATGGAGATGTATGGGACACGGAATAAACCACGCAAATAATGGCTATTACCAGCAAACTTTATGGATCAGGATTTCATAATGCCTAGAGTCTTTATTACAGAAGTAAGAAACGGCGTATATCTTAGTGAAGATCATACAGATTTTAATTGTGAGATAAATCATCCTACATATGGATGGATAGAATATACAGTTAAGTCTGATGACGATGACTACACAATAGACAACGAAGCTCTTAGAACCCTTCTGGGTTCAAATATTGCGCCTTATGCTGGTATTTCTGCGGAGCAACAATTATATGAAGAACAAATCTCAACAATTAGGGATAAAAGAGACGGACATTTGATTACGGATGTTGATCCATTAGTAAGTAACCCTTTAAGGTGGAATGCACTTACATCTGAAAAGCAAGCAGAGTGGACTAATTATAGAAACCTTTTGTTAGACGTTCCGCAGCAAGAAACATTCCCTCATAGTGTGGAGTGGCCTAATAAACCCAACTAAAAGGTATAAAAGTGATTGTAAGAAATTCATGGCAAATGTTTACTGCTGCTTTAGACGATGAAGTTGTTACTAAGATAGTTGAAAGCGCAGGTCCAACAGATGTAGCAACAACCTTTAACACCAAAGACTTTGATGTTGCGCATCCTGATAATGTTGAGCAGGTTTCATCTATTAGAAGTAGTAGGGTGTCATGGCTAAACAATCAGCCTTGGGTTTTAGATATGCTTTATTTCTATGTAGACTTGGCAAATCAATCAGCTTTTAAAGTTAATGTAAACAAAAAGGCTGAAATCCAATACACAGAATACCATGCGGATCAAGGCGGTCATTATGGATTACATCATGATATTGATTGGAATAGAAACGATGGCTTTGACAGGAAGCTCTCAGTAACCGTACAGCTTTCAGATCCTTTCGATTATGAGGGTGGGGGCTTTGAATTTACTGAAACAGAAAGCCCAATGGCGGGTGCTTCAAAAGCAAAGGGAACAGTTTTAATTTTTCCCAGCTATCTTCAACATAAAGTAAAGCCCATTACAAAGGGTGTAAGAAGATCGCTTGTGGCTTGGTTTGAAGGCCCACAATGGGTTTGAGGAATTTATTCAAAAACCCTAGAGAGTTGAAAATAGAAATGTTTGTAAAGGAAGGGTTTGAGCTTATTGATAAGCCAGACAAATCCATAAACTTTCTACCAAGTTGGTTTAAAAACATAAAGCCATTCTCAGACAAAAAGGATTTAAGCACAGCCACAGTCAAAAAGTGTGTTCCATTTTTAGATGCAATGTCTCTTGGGTATATTATACCTATGTGGGCAGACCTAAAGGTAGTCGTTGAGCCACAAGTAGAGCTTTATGATAGTAACTCTAACCTGATAAGCTCTGGTATTGGTGGATTGGTTAATGATAGTGTTTGCTTGAGCAACATTTTCAATGAAAGTATAAATAACTACACTGACCTGATTGGGTATAACTTTAACGGTAAAGAGATTGCAGACGTTTCTTTAGGAAAGTTAGGAATAAACTGCTCTTTTAATAGTGCTTTCTCTAATGATGATCCAGATAAAAAAAACTTAATGGGGGTCGTTTCTGGACATGCGGCATCTCAAGTAGGTGGAGGATTTCCACAATATCCACTGGGAGATCAAGTAATGAAGTTGCACTCCCCTTGGTCTATAAGATGCCCAAAGGGATATTCTTTATATTATAAGAACCCACCAAACCATTTCGAAAATAAAATTTGTTTCTTTGAGGCTTTGGTTGATGTTGATGAGTATTTAATTCCACCAAATTTTCCTTTTATTTGGACTGGCTCTGAAAGGGGGACTTTTTATATAAAAAGAGGAACCCCTCTAGTTCACATTATACCTATTAAAAGGGAGAGCTTTACGGAATGTCATAAGGTTCTTGAAGAAAAGGAACTAGCAAATAACCAAAATCTTTTAACGTCAAACTTTACTGATGGTTATAGGAATAACTTTTGGCACAAGCGTAAGATTGGCCTAGCAAGCCAGAATAATTTATAAAGCTAATAGTGAAAGGACACGACGATGGCTATAAAAGTTGCAAACACCACTGTTATAAATAACAGCCTAGAGTTACAGAATGTTGCGAGCTTAGATGCGACTACTACATCAAACATTTTTGATGCGTCCACCTATACAAAATATGAACTTCCACCCTATTCTACAGGTTCGTCAAACAAGAATATTCTTTTTTTTGCAAATCTTTCTTTTGACTTTGGGGCGGGAGGTTGGGAAACAACAACTGCTTACAGCACTTGGGGCGATAACACAGTAGATAATATAATTTATGCAGATTCGTTTGGTTTAACTGGTGGAAGTAATGCATGGCTGGCAGCAGAAAATAGTGCGGGAGTCTCAAAAAAAGTTGAAATTTTTTCAACTACAGATCTTTCTTCCCCCTCAACCATCTTGGCCGGGACTGTTACTGTTCAAACAGGCCCAACTAATGGGTTCTATAAATACACAGCGACCATACCTGCGAACACCTCTGGTTTTAGCGCCTATATTTGGTTTGAACCAAGTGTTGTGTTAAGCAACGTAGTTGTAAGGTGGGAGGATTCAGTAAACTTGATAACTCGCTCAGGTAGCGGAAGAACAAATGGATTTCGTAATATACAGTATTGGTTTCAGGGAGACGTAGGGTTTTAATTAGTTTTAAGGCTCAAGGTGGCAATAGTATATCAGATTTCTCTGCATGGATCTGCGTATGATGCACGAGGAAAAGATTGGAACACTGTAGAGAAAGAGACGGGCTGCATCAGAGATGCGCAGTGGCGTGATCCAATACTGGACAGGCCCCTGTTAGTTACAGAGTTTGGTTGCGCTGTTAGCCACCTTAGAGCTTGGGAAAAGATAGCCGCCTCTAATCGCAACGGCATAATCCTTGAAGAAGATGCAGTCTATGACAGCATTGACCCAAGTGCAGTAGACACTCTATTGAAAGAGCATGACAGCGTTTGGTTGGGATACCGCCTTAATACTCTTGGCTATTGGTATAATTGTCATGCTTACGCTATTAGACCAGAAACCGCCAAGAGATTGATAGATGGCTACAAGGATGCTATCATTCCTGTAGATGAATGGGTGCCTGCCAAACTAAAAGTTCAATCGAACTTTTTCTTTACACCAGAGATTGTAAAGCAGATACCCAGAGAAGTTAGGCCAAGCACGATTGAGGGGGAATCAATGCAGGTACATGTACTGACAGTTGGAACAGATCAAAGTAAAATGTGGGCTTTGGAGCAATCTGCAAAAGCGCACGGGATAACGTACTTAAATCTTGGACGTAAGGTAAACTGGGCAGGCGGCACAATGGAAGCCCAAGGCGGAGGTCAAAAGATTAACCTTGTTCGTAACCACCTTGAATCTCTGCACGATGGGGATGTAGTGCTATTTGTGGATGGTTACGATGTTATCATAAACGACACGCTGCCTACTATCCTAGAGAGATATGAGGACATGGGTGCAGATATCATATTCGCAGCAGAAAAAAATTGTTGGCCCGATGCGACGATGGCTTCACAATTTCCTTTGTCAACAATCTATAGGTACTTAAACAGCGGCGCGTACATAGGTAAAGTGGGTACGCTCAAAGAGTTTCTTAATAAGGCAGTGCCCAATGACTCTGATGATCAACTATGGATGCAAAAAAGATTTTTATCATCTGACTGGCAATCCACGGCTTCTGCTAATTTAGATTACGAAGGCTACATTTTTCAATGTGATGACGATGTTGAAGTTATCAATGGTCAACTATCAAACGGCATGTGCTGCCCATGTATCTACCACGGCAACGGTGGAGATGATGCAAAGGTAAGATTTAAAAATCTTGCAGATAAATTTGGGTATGTAGAAGAAGCAGAGGTGTTATCTCCCACATACCATAAGGGTCTTGAGTACGAAGAGGTTGCTCCAGAAATATTGGTGACGGACTTTATGTCAGAGGCTCAATGCCAGCGATACATCGAAACATCAGAGAGCCTTGGTCGGTGGGGTGAGCTTAATGGTGATAAGTTTCCAGCGCAAGAAATACGGCTAAAAGAATTAGGCTTGTGGGACGAGATGTCGGAACAATGGGAAGATAAGCTTAGTAAGATATGCGAGAAGCATTGGCACCCAGAAGCCTACCTTGGTCTGCGTGATGCGTTTACTATGCGTTATTCTATGGATACACAGACTGAATTAGGCCTTCACACAGATGCATCTTTGTTTACGGGTAGTGTAAAGCTTAATGATAATTACGCTGGAGCGGAGCTTGTTTTTCCTAGACAAGAGTTTACAAACAAGGATGTAAAAGTTGGGCAGTGCATTTTGTTTCCGTCTATGGTAACACATGGACATAAGGTTCTGCCTTTGCGTGGGGGAAAGAAGTACAGCTTGACCATGTGGACCTGTCGATATGAGGGTGACTCAAACTAAAAACAATGTTAGTTTCTTGCTATGTTAGGTTACAGCCCCATAGCAGGATCTGCACTCGCGTCTTCTGGACATGAGATTATTGTTGTTAGCTTAGACCACGGTTCTTTTGCGCTTTCTGGGCAGACAATTGATTTTGGTATTAGCGAAACATTAGACAACGGCAGCTTTTCTCTTGCAGGGCAGGATGTTTCTGTGATTGCGGGTAAAGGATTGCTAGCAGGCGCGGGTAGTTTTGCCCTTACAGGGCAGGCGGTTGGGACCGTTATATCTGTAAATATGAGCGCGGCTCATGGTTCTTTCGCGCTTACAGGACAAGATGCAAGCGGCTTAGTTGGAGAGATATTTGAAGCGGGTGGGTTTAATCTTACAGGTCAAACCGCAGACTTTAACAAAGCCCTTAAATTAGATGCCGCTCATGGTTCTTTCGCGCTTACAGGACAAGACGCGCCTCGCGCTATATCAGAGACGTTAGATCAGGGGTCTTTTGCGCTTACAGGGCAGGCAATAAACTTTAAAAAATCAGCTAGTTTAGAAGCTGGCAGTTTTGCGCTTACAGGACAAGATATATCTTTTGTTATTGCTTTAACAGAAGCCTTAACGCAGGGCAGTTTCTCCCTAACAGGCCAGACTTTAAGCCTTTCCTTGCAAAGAAGGGTTGTAGCAGGCCAAGGATCTTTTGTTCTGACTGGTCAGGATGTTGATTTAAACCGTGGTTTTAAATTGGATGCAGATCACGGGTCTTTTGCTTTGACGGGTCAAGACGTAAACCGCAAGGTTACAGAGATCATGGACACCGGAGTGTTCGCACTTGCGGGTCAAGATGCAACACTGAAGCTGGGAGAAGCTGTAGAAGGCGTTTCAATTACCGTATTCATTGGGGGCGCTGCTGTTTACGGTCTAATACTGCCTGACCAAGATCCAAATTGGATAAGAGTAACACCCGCACAAGACCCACAATGGACCCTTGTTGCTTAGAAGCAGAATAAAACGTATATTAAGTGCAATTGAACTTTTTAGATAGGCGCTCAGATGGCTACATATACAGACGCAAACGGCGTTAAACTAATAACTACAGGTGACGAGGCTGGTACATGGGGTTCTAGTACAAACGTCAACTTGCAAATCCTTGATCGTGCAGCTAACGGCTTTGAGTCTATCGCTCTTAGTTCAACAACATATACCCTAACTCTGTCTGCCCAGCCTTCCTCTGCGGAAAATGGACATTACAAAGCTATAAAGTTTACGGGGTCGCCCGGCGGGACATGTACGGTTACTTTAGCCCAAAACGATAAAGCCAGAGTATACATGATCCTGAACTCCACAGATGCTGCCTTGATTGTTACTCAAGGATCTGGCGCGAATGTAACGATTGAGGTTGGTAAGGGTTCTATTGTTCTTGCAGACGGTGCAGGATCTGGTGCGGCAGTAACCGACTTTACCGCTGCGGTACAGAACATAACGGATTTATCTAGCCCATTTAATGTTGGTGCCACTAGCGTCACTACCTCTGGTGCAGAATTAAACTTGCTGGACGGTTCAGCGGCGGGCACTATCGCCAACAGTAAGGCTGTGATCTACGGTTCATCTGGCGAGGTAAACGCCACAACGCTACAGATCGCGGGCACATCCATTACAGCCACGGCTACGGAGCTAAATTATGTGGACGGAGTTACGTCTGCAATTCAAACCCAGATTGATGCAAAGCAGCCTCTTGGGACTGTAGCGGTTACAGTAGCGGGCGGTAAGTTCGTAATAGATGGCACCTCTCAACAGACTGTTGAAATCAAACCGTCTGTCACTTATCGCTTTGATCAATCAGATGCCTCGAACAGTAGTCACCCATTGCGGTTTTCAACCAATGACAACAACAGCCCTAATGCTCCATTTACAACAGGGATTACAACAGCGGGAACGCCCGGAAGTGCGGGTGCTTACACGCAAGTAAAACTAGAGCAAGATGCCCCTGCGGTGCTGTACTACTATTGCTCCAACCACTCTGGTATGGGCGGCAAGGCCGTGGTTCGTATGTCGGACCTTACCGCAAGTCGTGCTTTAATATCTGACTCTGATGGGGATATTGCAGTATCAGGCGTAACTACAACTGAACTTGATATCCTAGATGGACTTACTGCCACCACGGCAGAGCTTAACATTATGGATGGTGTAACAGCGACTACAGCAGAGATTAATTATGTTGATGGCGTAACCTCTGCCATCCAGACACAAATTGATGGCAAACAGGCAACTATTACAGGAGCCGCAACCACCATTGATGACGCGGATCTTACAGCAAGTCGTGCGGTTATATCAAATGCTAGCGGTAAGGTTGCCGTGTCCGACGTTACAGATACAGAGCTTGGGTATTTGGATGGTGTCACATCCGCTGTGCAAACTCAGATAGACGGTAAGCAAGCCACTATCACAGGTGCAGCTAGTAGCATTACAAGCTCAAACCTCACCGCACTGAGATCACTTTATTCTGATGCAAGCGGAAAGGTGGCGGCTTCTTCTATAACTGCTACAGAGCTTAGTTACTTAGGTGGAGTGACTTCTGCAATTCAAACGCAGTTAGATGGAAAGCTATCTACTGGTGGCGGCACATTAACAGGAAGTTTGAATGTTGGGTCTGGCAATCAGTTATTTACAAACACCGTTACGGAAGTGAGTTCTGGGTCAGGTGTAACTATTGATAGCGTCCTATTGAAGGACGATACTGTTACAGCGGATAGTCATTTTATATCAGGTGGTAGCGGATCTACTTGGGAAATAGTAAAAAGTGGTACAAGCCTTATAATTAAGTATGGCAGTACAAGTCTTATGAAGTTGGACAGTTCTGGCAACCTGACTGTCACAGGCGATGTAATTACTAATGGAACAATCTAAATGCCGTACACAGATCTTAGATTTAAAGCTGGCATAAACAAAGAGATCACCCCGTACTCTGAGGAGAACGGCTGGGTGGATTGTGATAAGGTTCGCTTTAGATTTGGGTATCCAGAAAAGTTAAACGGCTGGGAGAAGAACTCAGGTAATGCTTTTCTTGGGTTGTGCCGTGGGTTGCATGAATGGGTCGCCCTTAACGGCGAAAGGTTTCTAGGTGTAGGGACAGAGCAAAAGTATTACATCAAGCAAGGTACAGCGTATAACGACATTACGCCTATCAGATCAACCACATCTGCGGGCGATGTTACTTTTGCTGCCACAAACGGCTCTCCTGTGATCACGGTTACGGATGTGAACCACGGCTGTGTTGTAAATGATTTTGTGACTTTCTCTGGGGCAGTTTCGTTAGGCGGCAATATAACGGCAGCGATACTGAACCAAGAGTACCAAATTACAGAAGTTTTAAACGGTAACGGGTACAAAATATCTGCGCGTACTGTTAGCACTATCCCTAGTATCACAGTTACAGGTGGTCTGAACGCTACTGCTGTAAACGCTAATGGCAGCGACACAGGTAATGGTGGCAGCAGTGTGGTTGGAACCTACCAGATAGGTACAGGTCTTAACTCTTCTGTTGAGGGCGCTGGTTGGGGTGCTGGACTTTGGGGTGGTACGAACAACAGTGCTTTCCAAACTACTATAGCAGAGGATCTAGACAACTCTGAGACAGGGGTAGACGTAGCGACAGGACAAGGCTCAAACTTTGCAACCAATGACGTTGTTTTGGTGGGCAGCGAACTTATGACGGTATCCTCTGTAGCCACAGATACATTGACCGTTGCTCGCGGTGCCAAAGGAACCAGCGCTGCCACACATAGTAACGGTGCAAACATATTCATTACTTTGGGCAACACAGATAGCGCAGACAACTTTAACGGTTGGGGTGAGGCCCCTGCCACGGGTACACAGACTGCGGAAACAAACCTGCGGGTCTGGTCTCACGATAACTTTGGCGAAGACCTTATCTTCAATGAACGTAACGGTCAGGTGTTCTATTGGGACAAAACAAACGGTGTGACCACAAGAGGCATAGAGCTTTCTACGTTGACAGGAACGCCAACATCTGTGCCCCAGAAGGCGGCGCAAATACTTTTATCAGATCGTGATAGGCACGTTATTGCTTTTGGCGCTGACGGTTTGGGTGCAAGCTCATCGACAGCGAAGGGCGATGGAGAGCAAGATCCTATGCTGATTAGGTTCTCAAGCCAAGAGAATCCTATTGATTGGTATCCTACTACTACAAATACAGCGGGTGATCTGCGAATTGATTCTGGTTCAAAGATCGTACAAGCCTGTAGAAACAAGGCAGCAAATCCTAGTATTTACTGACGTTGCCATATACGCAATGCAGTTTATCGGACCACCGTTTACGTTTGGTATCAACCTTATCTCTAGCAACATAAGTATTGCTGCACCAAAGGCGGCGGTCGCAGTAGATGATGCGGTATACTGGATGGGCGCAGCGGAGTTTTACACTTACAACGGTGCGGTACAGCGTCTGCCTTGTACGGTTCGTGATCATGTGTTTAACGACTTTAACTCCGCACAATCGGACAAGGTTGTTGCAGGATCAAATATATCGTTCTCTGAAGTGTGGTGGTTCTACCCCTCTGCAAGTTCTGATGAGAATGACAAGTATGTAGTTTACAATTATCAAGAAGGCATTTGGTACATAGGCACTTTGGACCGTACAGCATGGCTTGATCGTGGTATATCCTCGCTTCCTGTGGGCACAGGTACAGACAACTATCTGTTTAACCATGAGGTAGGGGCAAAAGCAGATGGCGAAGCCATGACATCCTTTATCGAGTCGGGTGATCTTGGGGTTTCTGACGGAAACCAATTCTCTTTTGTCACTAGAGTAATTCCTGATCTTAACTTCAGAGATACCAACGTGGACAATACCACGGTAGATTTTATCTTGAGCGCTAAGAACGCGCCCGGTCAGGTCGCCCAAACAACCAATACTGATACTATTACAAAGACATCTAATGTGCCTGTAGATCAGTATACCAGCCAGTATCAAACCAGACTGCGAGGCCGTAGTTTTACATTTAAGGTTCAGTCAACAGATGCAGATGTATTGTGGCGGTTGGGTATCCCCCGCGTTGATATAAGATCTGACGGGAGAAGATAATGTCTATAGCTCCAGTACCATTCTTTCCTGTGCCACCAACCCAGTATACACAACAGTATATGGCAGAGGTGGTTCGTGCGTTCTCTGTGTTTGCCACTCAGATTACAAACCCCGCCATAGCAAAGCCCATACTCATTGAGATCCCTGCATCTTCTTTGTCTGGTGATGAGGTTGGCACCGTATATGAGAGCAATACTGTTCTTAGGCTCAAGTCTGCTACGGCAGCAAACAATACTTTAGGTATGCCACTGCCCACATATACAGTATCAACATTACCAACCGTTGAGACTGGCACATTGATATACGTTTCTGATGGGGCAGCAGGTAGCCCTGTTGTTGCGTTTGGTGATGGATCTAATTGGCTGCGTGTTGATACACGGGCAGCGGTATCGACGTAGGAGACTGACATGGCTAAGAATATTATAGATGACTGGAAGGTGTTTCCCCGCCTGATGATGTTTGTTGTCACGGTGTTGACCTATCAGGCAGTGCATTGGTTTATGAGCTTGCCACCAGAGTCACACACAACACAGTCGGCAGGTCTGGTATCTGTCTGCATGGGCGCACTCACAGGTTGCTTTGGCATCTGGATGAGCAAAGAAGCGGGGTCTAAGTAATGGGATTTTTCGATGATCTGAAGATGGGCGTTGGCGCTGCGCCAAAGACAGATGACTATAAGCAAAGAACAGCCGCCACCATAGAGCGTAATCAAGGTAGAGCGGCGGCAGAAAAATATCGAAGTGATGTTGGTGCAACCCCTGCTGGGAATCAAGCCCTAGCTGAAATTGCTATGGGGCGCACAGATAATTATTCACCAGCACCTACAACACTAGCAAGCTATGGACCAAAGCCTGATTTCTTCAGAGATGCAAATCTTGATCGTAGGATAGGTTATAGAGATCTTCTTTCTTTTGGACAGCCATTAGAGCCTTTTGGAGAAGGTGATGACCGCGTAACCCAAGAGATGATTGACGCTTACAATAAGAGGACCGCGTTTGCTAAATCAAGAGCAGACCAAGACTTCATGGGCACGGGGCTAACCCAACAGCAGTATGCCGATGGTCAGCAGTATGGGTTTAAAAGAGGCGCAGACGGGCAAATGTCTGTTAGTTCTGGTGATAGAGGCCCAGCGCCTACTATTACAGATCCCAATGCGCCTAATTCAACAGACTTTAACCCTAACAATGCGTTCTTGCGTAACCGTATGCGTATGCAGCAAGAGCAAGGAGGTGGCATTCTTCCACCAGCGGGGGGCACTCAACCTACGCCATCAGCCCCACCGCCTCCACAGATGCCACCGCAACTGAGAGGTATTATGGGTCTATCAGACAGGTCTAACATTAGCCCTGCGATGCGCTACGCTGCTGAGAACTATTACAGGCTGGGCGGTAGGCAGATGATGAACGACGAGTATGAGCGAGGCCGTGCAATGATACAGGGTCAGAGTGTATGAGCATCTTTACCGCTGCACTAGGGCCGATAGCAAACCTTGCTGGATCGTGGCTACAGGGCAAGGCTGATAAGAACGCTGCCGCTGCGGAGCTAAAACTTACTGAGGCGAAGGCGAAAGCCCAGATATTATTGTCGAAGGAAACAAGCGTTGCCGACTGGGAGCGCATCATGGCAGAGGGTGCCAAGTCTAGCTGGAAGGACGAATGGTTCGTTATTGTCCTGTCGATACCTTTGATTTTGGCGTTCATTCCGGGCGCTGAAGGTTGGGTTGATCGTGGGTTTGAACAACTCTCAAAAGCTCCCGACTGGTATTTTTACAGCCTTGGAATTGCAATTTCAGCCAGTTTTGGTGTGCGCGGGGCGCAAGCCTTTTTTAAAAGGAAATGATATGAGCTTTAAACTTAGCAGACGCAGTCTTGATAGGCTTGAGGGAATTGATGAGCGACTACAATCTGTAGTTAAAATGGCTATCACGCTGTCGAGGACCGATTTTGGAGTGGTGCAAGGGATGAGAACCATTGAGCAACAGAAAGAATTAGTTGCCAAGGGTGCCAGTAAAACCATGAAGTCTAAGCACCTTGAGGGTAAGGCTTTCGATATCATGGCCTTCATAAATGGCAGGGCGAGTTGGGAACTCTCGCTCTATGATGACCTTGCGGATGCAATCAAGGAGGCCGCTACACAGCTTGGGGTTCCTATTTGCTGGGGCGCTGCTTGGGGCACACCAGACATGCCATATCCGATGGATATCCGTAAGTGGGAAGGCACGATGGAAGAAGCTATGAATGCGTATATAGATTTACGCAGATCGCAGGGGCGGCGTCCTTTTATCGACGGACCGCACTTTGAGTTGATGGATTAAGTCGTAGATGCTATGCTCTACAAAACTTTGAGGTAAACAGATGGCTCTACCCTTACTCTTAGGATTTGGATTACCTGCTTTAGCTGGGTCTGGTATGCTTGCTGGAACTGCCGCCGCTGGGTTGGCTGCTTTTGGCGCGCCAACTCTGGCTGGTATAGGCGCTGGTCTGGGATCATTTCTTGAAACAGGTGACGTAGGTAAGGGAATCCAAACTGGATTAATAGCTGGCTTAGGCGGTAAGGCTATGGGTGCTTTAACGGGCGGCGGCAACGCGGCTTTGTCTGGTGCAATCGGAGACACTACCAGTGGGGCAACTAAAGCCGCCATTGATGCTGCCATGAAAGAGGGTGGCAGGAATGCTTTCTTAAAAGGAGTTACCAGTAAAGGATTGCAGGGTAGTTTGGCTGGCGCGACACTTCCCGGTGTGGGCACTGCTGCATTGGTTGGCAGCGCACTGAATCCACCCACTATGAAAATGCCAGAGAAGAAAACTTACGACATTCCGCCGCCTATGCCTCGCATTAGATCTTATCAGCCCAAGAAAAATCCAGACAGCACGGCTGAAGAAACTATGATTAGTTACAGTCCACCTATGGCACAGCCTAAAGCTGAAGAGGATTTTCCCTTCACCAATTATGTAAATAATTATAGGCCCCCTGTTGGTATGTATGGCAATATGTTTGCTGAAGGTGGAGAAGTGAAAAAGATGCGTGGCGGCGGGATGTTGGGCACTAGTGGGATATTGAGTATTGGTCATGCTAGTCAGCTTTTCCCACGAAATCAGTATGGGCATCCAGCGTTTAATCCATTAGCTAATGCGCTTACACAGGGCATTAACTCAACTACTGGTGAAAAGGTTAAGCCATTTATTCAAGAAGTTGAGACGATGGCTAAGAATAGATTTGGTCCAAATGTATTCCAACAGCAGCAGTTTTTTAGCGATGCTCTGCAGCCTACTGGCCCAGCCCAACTGCCAAGCCTTCCAATATATGAAACCAATTTTGGACCACAGCCCATAGATCCTTTTGCTAGACCAATGCGGCCTGACTCCAACAATGGGATTGATATGTTGCCTAACCTTAATCGCATTCCTGAAGATCCGTTCTCACTTGTAGACCTTCAGGGTGTTATGCCAGCAACTCTACAAGGATTTGCAGAGGGTGGCATCGTCTCAGAAGAGATGAACGAGAAAGAACTTATCGAAGAGGCTGTGGCTGCTATTAAGGGCGAGTCAGATAACCCTAAAGAAATTTTAGGTATGTTTTTACTTAAATTTGGTGAGGAGCAGCTACGCAATCTTGTGGAGAGCGTTCAGTCTGGGGAGCTTGACGAGACTCGCGAGCGGTTTGCAGACGGCAATAAAGGGATGGTGAACGGTCCCGGCGATGGTTCTGGGAAAGATGATATGGTGCCAGCCACAATGGATGGTGATCAAGACGTGCTTTTGACTGCTGGAGAGTTTGTAATCAAGAAAGATTCTACAGACGCCATAGAAAAAGCATTTGGTGGGGGGTTTTTAGACGAAGTTAATGATGCCGGTAAGGATGCCCCTAAGAAATTAAAAGAGAAGGTGGCAGTTGCGTGAGAGTAAGCACAGTTCCTAAAGAGGCTGTAAAACATGTTTGGAGTGACGTTGAAGAGCTACTAAAGAAGAGCGTTGAGGATACTTCTAGGGGTAAGATAGACCTTATAGATATACTAAACGGCATTTTGACTGATGTGTACGTTCTTTGGGTTGTTTTAGATGACGAGGACAAAATGATCGCTGCTATAACCACACGTATAGCCACGTACCCAAGGCGGAAGTCTATGGTGCTTGATTTTGTTGGGGGCAGTAAGCTAAACGAATGGAAAGATCTTGTTATTAATACAATATCTGAGTTCGCTAAGAAAAACGACTGCCGACACCTAGAAGGTTTTGGTAGAAAAGGTTGGATACGGGCTTTACGGGGGAACGGTTTTTATCCAGAATATATAGCATACCGTATGGAGTTATAGGATGGGCAAGGGATCACAGCAGGCACCCGCTGGCGGCACCACAAGAACAGTAAGTCTGCCAGATTACGCAGACCCGTACTTTCAAAGGCTTCTGAAGGGATCTGAGGAAGCTACACAACCATTTTATCCTGATGATCCTGCTTATGGGGATCTTGCGGGTGAATCTACATATGTGCCGTATGGTGGTGAGCGTATAGCAGGATCTGAAGATTACGGTGATATCAATACATCCCGTGCTATGGTTCGTGGCATTGCTGAAACACCTATTGGGGGTCTTGATGATGCAGTTGCCCTACAGCGCAGAGGGATTGCGGGCCTTGAGGGGTTAGCTAACTACAATACAGGTGCATTTGACGAATATACAGGTTTCCAAGCGGGCAGGGCTGACCCATATGCTGGCTTCCGTGCAGGTTCCGCAGATCCATTCGCTGATTTCAGAGCGGGTAGAGGCACTGAGTACACAGGTTTTCAGGCTGGTAGAGCAGATCCATACGCTGGGTTTAGGGCTGGCAGTGCTGACCCATTCGCAGATTTCCAAGAAGCTAAGTTCTCCGCGCAGACTGCGGATCAATACGATTTTGATCCAGCCCGTCAGTTTAGTGGATCGGAAATACAGCAATACATGGACCCATACATGCAGAATGTTGTGGATGTTCAGAAGCGTGAGGCCCGTGAAGACTTTGGCAGGAGCCAAGCAGCAAGAGATGCAGGAGCAATAAGCGCGGGAGCCTTTGGTGGATCTCGTCAGGCCATACAGCAAGGCATGGCAGAAGAGGGCTTGCAGGAACAACTTGGCGATATCCAAGCGGCTGGAAGTCAGGCTGCGTTCCAACAAGCAATGAAGGCGTTTGAATCTGACAGAGCAGCACAGATGGAAGTTGATGCTCGCCGTGCAGCGGAGCTTGGTAGAACTCAAGGCTTGAATATTAGTGAGATCGGCAGAATGGAATCTGGTCGTGCTGGGGAAGCTGGCAGAGTACAGAATGCCAGAGCGGCTGAACTTGCACGAACCCAAGGCATTAGTCTTGACGAAGCGGCTAGGGTCCAGAGGTCAGAGGCGGCTGAACTTGCCAGAACTCAAGGGATTAGCTTGGACGAGGCAGCTAGAATACAGTCTTCAGAAGCTTCTGAAAGAGCGCGTGTGCAGGGTATTGATGTTGCAGAAGATGCAAGGGTTCAAAATGCACGGGCAGCAGAGCTTGCTCGCACACAGGGTATTAGTTTGGATGAGGCCGCAAGGGTTCAAGCGTCTGAAGCTGCGGAGCTTGCTCGCGTTCAGGGTATAAGCCTTGACGAGGCTGCTAGAATACAGGCAGCAGAGGCCTCTGAGAGGGCGCGGGTGCAGTCTGCCAGAGAAGCGTCAAGACAGTTTGGTGCGGGTCAGGGCCTAGCTGCGTATCAGGCCGCTCTAGGGGCTGGTAGAGGGCTTGTAGACTACGGCGAGAGAGCAAGGGCAGCAGACATACAGGGTGCCCAGCTACTTGAGACCATTGGTCGTGACATTAGAGGCGAGGATCAGGCAAGGCTTGACCTTGCATATCAGGACTTCTTGCGTCAGCAAGACTACCCAATGCGTCAGTATGAAAGGTTTGCTGGTTTACTTAGCGGTGTTCCTATACAACCTGATATCAGCACGGCTACCTATCAAGCATATAATCCAATACAGCAAGCCTTGGGGGCAGGTATATCTGGGTTGGGCCTGTATAGAGGATTAACAGGATGAACATCTTAGAGCAAACTGAAGCCCTCAAGGATATGCCAGACGCTGCGTTGATCCAGCAGATGAAGATGCCTACAGGCCAAATAGCGCCTATATTTATTACGTCTGAGCTAAAACGGCGTAAGCGTATGCGGGACGACTACGCTCGTAGAGAAGCTGCTGATACACCGACCGTAGCAGAAGAAGTCGTCATGGCTGCGGGTATGCCGCAAGGTGGTATAGCAGACGCAGCACGAGCATTAGCACCCAAGACTGACATGGGGCAGAATACTGGCATGGGTGATATGATGCCACGAACTGCTACCCAAGCGCCACAACCTATGGCGAGCGGCGGTATCGTAGGGATGCGTCAGGGCGGTAAGCTCGTAAAATTAGGATCGCGTAATTACTATGCGTTTCCAGATGGCGAAGTATATGTAGAGTATCCAAGTGGAGAAAGAGAAAAAATAAACCCTAGCGCGGCAGCTATTATCAGGCGGGAAGCAAATATAGGGCCAGAAAAACAAGATAGCGCTGCACCTTTAGGTTCGGAGATATTGCAAGAAGCTGCTCCAGAAGCTCCCACTCTTGAGTCTACGTTAAGTTCAGCTAGACCGTTTAGCCCTACTTCAACGGAAGCTACAGACACTCGCCCAGCAGTACCATCTAGTCTTGGCATGGGGGGCGAGAGGCCTACTATTGTTACATCTCCCGCGCAACCTAGCTTTAATCCTGAGTTAGACGGGCAAGGGATTGCCTCAATAGCAACTTCTAGCACCGGGGTAGATCCTTTTGGGGCTGCGCAATCTTTACTACCCCCACCAGAAACAGATGTGTTAAGTATGGTAGCTCCACCCACAGGTGAGAGTGCGGTCAGTACAGCAGGGACTGACAAACTAGAGAGCGCTATCGCCGCTGCACAGAGTGCTATAGATATAGACAAGACCACACCCATAACTCTGACTATGCAGCAGGTGCAACAGGCTATAGCTGAAGGTAATTCAGATATACTTGAGTTAGCGCAGCAGCAGGGGCTGTTGGACGAAGCTATTGCAACGATGCCCGCAGCGCGGTCTCCAGAAGACAGGGCGCTCGCTAAATTTATGGAATCGCAAAAAATGACAAGTGGTAGACCGGGCGGCACTACCATTGAAGATACGCGCATGATGAACATGCTCAACGCGCAAAGACAAGCAGAGGAAGCTGCTAATTTAGAAGCATCTAGAAAGACCCAGCCTAATGTAGACGTTGGCACTGACCCAAAATTTGGCGACACTATGGGGCTGCAAGAAGTCTTGGCAGGTGATTTTGATCCTGTGTCTGATGCGTCTAGTAAGCCTGCGTTCATTCCGAGTAAAGAAAATTTTGCGGCTATTGCGAGGGAGGATCCGCTGGATCTTCCTACTAGAAGTACATCTTTAACTCCCTTACAGAGTATAGGCGGTCAAGATAATGTAGAAGTTGCCGCATCAGCCAACCCTTTACCTGTCACGGATTCTGGGGCAAACCCATTTGCAGATGCTTATGAATCTTTTCAAGACAGCATAGAGCAAGCAGAGGCACTAAGAAATGCAGCAAAGGTGCCTCCGCTAAAACAAATATTGGTGGAGCAGGAGCTTGCGGAAGTTGCAAGGCAAGATCCCTTTGACGTTCCTCAAGATGTTGCGCCTGTAGCAGATACAACCACCCCTACAACCACCCCTACAACCCCTGATGCTGGCGGGATAACAACTGTCTCTACCAAAGCGATTAACGATGCCGCTAAGCAACCTAAGGGCCTTAGTACAGATGCGTGGTTGGCTATCGCTCAAGGTGGCGCGGCAATGGCAGCGTCTAAGAACCCAACACTGCTTGGCGCATTTGGTGAGGGTGCGGGAGTAGCAGCGGCGGGTCTACAGAAACAACGCGCTGCCGAGAAGACCGCTGGTTTAGCGCAAGCGAAGATAGACGCTACGCTAGAAGCTGCACGGATACGAGCGGCTGCGTCAATGGCTGGAAGAGCAAGGCCGCAAGTAACTGAAACCGCTCTTTTTACAGAATTAAGTAAAGAGCTTAGAGACAAAGAGTTTTTGCTAAATTCCGCAGGGGATAACTTAGCACCTGCTGTAAGAGATTCACTAACTACAAGAATAGAAGAGATAAAAGAACGGTTAGCAAGAGTCGAGCGGGGGGAATCTCTAATCGGTCCCGTTGCTGGGGGCACGGATGACGTTAAAAAAATTAGTCTACCCTAGGAGAGCCATTCATGGGAACTATACCCCGCGTAAGCGAACTTAGCGGCCAAAAGTATGAATTCACTATTGCAGGTGACGAGCCAACCGTAGATGATTTACGGCGCATGGACGCAATAATCCGTAAAGACGACGCGGAGTTTGCGCAATATTTTGAAGAAAAGTATGACATGAGTGCCACTCCCGGTGAGGGTGCGGGTATAGCCAACCTAGCTGGCGAGTTCTTCAAGGGTATAGGTCGCGGCGGGCTTGGGCTTCTTGAGACAGGCGCTCTGGGTGCGGCTACATTGCTGCCAGAAGAATACGAAGACCCCACCCGCGAGTTTATTAGACGCCAAGGCTATGCAGCTACACAGGGGTTACAGCCTGATCTTGGGCTAGAAGATACACGCACAGGTAAGTTTGGTGAGGCGGTAGGATCTATTGCGGGTACATACGCCCCTGCCATCATTCCCGGCATTGGGCTACCAATAGCGGCAGGTTTAGCTACAGCGGCGGGGGCAGGCGAAGCTAGTGAACGTGCGAGAGCCGAAGGCACCGACGAGGCGATACGCAGTGACGCAGCACTAAAAGGTGCGGGTGTAGGCCTGACCGAACTTATTCCGTTTGTAGGCCCGCTACAAAAAGCTTTGAGACCTTTCGGTGTGCGGAACCGCATCCTGCGAGCGTTTGAGCAAGGTGGCATAGAGGGCGCACAGGAAGCCGCGGCCAACACATTACAGAACCTTATCCAGCAAGGGTACGACCCCACACAGCTACTCGCTGAAGGCAACTTAGAAGCCGCAGGCTACGGCGCAGGTGCAGGTGGGCTGATCCAGCTTATGGTAGATTTGGTAATTCCTAATCGCCGCGCAGGTCCGCCTAAACTAACGGACGAAGAACAGAGGTTGGTAGAGGAAGCCGCCGCAAAAGATGAAGGAGGCCCAGATGGAACTCAAGAAGATGGAGCTGGCCTTGCGGGTGATGGACAAGGCGTTGGAGAACCCCAACCCGGAGACGTTCCTAGAAGTCCCACCGGAACTGGAGCATCTCAGCAACAGGGAGTGGGAGAACGTGGCGAAACTCCTGATCTGTTTAGAGACGGAGATGGAACGCAGTCAGATACATTAGAGGTTGTTGAAGAGTTTGAGAACCAAGCTCCCAAAGAAGAAGAGGTATTAGCGGAGGACGTTGTACCTTCTGAAGCCGATGCGTTTGAGATGGCAGCGGCGCGAGCAGAGCAGCAGCGCAAAGCCAAAGAACCAGAGGATGCAGCGTTTAGGGAAGCCGCCGAGTTTGAAGCAGAGCAGCGCGAAGCAGCGCGACTGCAAGCCGAGCTTGAAGCAGGCCAAGCGATAGACTACGAGCGCATCCGAAATACTTTGAGTAAAGCGCAGAAACAGAAAGACGCGGGAGGCGCGGCGTTAGTGTCTCTACCGGCAGCGAAGTACCTTGCTGAAGTGGGGCTTCTAAAACCAGAAGACGCGCTAAATCCTATGACAGCCAATGCAAAAGTTCGGATGCTCTTGGATGCCGGTCCAGATGCGGTTCAACAGATGCTTGAGGCCAACGCTCCTAAACCTGCTACAACAGCAACGACTTCAGAAACTGCCCAGCAGCAGCTTGAAGAAGTAGAGCAGAAAGCCAAGGGCAAGCAATTAATTCCCGGCTATCTTTACCCTACAGATCCAGTAACTTTAGAGACGGGCAAACCATATCCAGAGAGCGATACACGCTATGCTCCAGTACAAAGGCCCCGATCTACCCCCGCAGAACTAGAGCCTAGCGCAATCTCAACAGCGCAAGAGCCAGTAGCCGCGCTCCCCACCATGCAAGCTCTTGACGAGTTAGGTGTGGCTAAAGGCAGTGCAGCGTATCAGATAGCTAAAAACTCTTTGGCTAAGTCTATAGAAGCTAACGACAGAGACGCCGTGCTTGCAGACAGAGACAATGTTCTGGCTGCGTTGAAGAAGTACAAACCCAAAGACGCGGAGTTACAGGCGCGAGTAGCGGAATATGTGGCGAAAGCTACGCCTAAAGAAACTAGGCCCGAAGCTACAGATCGCAGAGACGATGTGGCTTTGGAACGCCGTAGAGCTATAGAATCCGCAGACGATGCAGTACGAAGCGCAGCGCAGCGAGATCAAGCAAAGGCCCTTGCAGAAGAAAAGGGCAATGATCCTACACTGCCTGACACTAGCGGAGCGCAACCTGTATCGGAAGCAGATGCACTGAAACAGCGTATCGTAGATGCGCGTAAAGAAGCGTTGCAAGACCCGAAGCGCCCAAGTGTAGCTTTGGGCAATCAGCCTGTTCGACCGAGCGATGTAAACGAATTGACTGAAAATGCATTGTTTGAAGAATATGTGCGTAATAACACGTTCATTCGTGACCCTATCTCCAAGGCAAAAGTGCGTCCTCGCACTAGCCAAGCCCTGTCACCTACGCAGCTTGCTCACGTTGCTCAAGAATTTGGAAAAATACAAGCCGCCAAAAAAGCAGTGGCAAGAGAGCAGAGGACAGATGATGAGGTTGTCGCAGCGGCGTTTAAAAAGCAAGATCGGGTAGAAGCCGCGAGGGTAAAAGCTTTTGAGCGGTGGCTAAAAACCAGAGAACAAGACGCGGAAACATTGTCCGATGCCGAACTATTGGCGTTGAGAAAAGAATTTGACGATGATGTTCTAGTCAACGCCGAAAACGGCCTTAGTGAATTTATGCCAATCCCGATAGAGTATGTGGTCGGGCTGGATTACCCCTTGGACGCTACCACGTTGACCATGCTTGAGGATAACAACCTTGGGGATGCGTTGCGGCAGTACGCTAAGACTACACCAAACCCAAAGTTTGCGCCTATGGCAAAAGCATTGGCACGGGTTGCGGGCAACACACGGGTGGTGTTTGCAGATGTAGGAGATCGGATTGCCGGTGCATTCGACCCGAAAACAAATACAATCGTGTTTAACACAAACGTCCCGCTTACCGGGCACACGTTGTTGCATGAAATGCTACATGCAGCCACGTCAGCGACCATAGCAAATAATCCCAGCGCGGCTCCTGTACAGGCTATAGAGCGTATATTTAACGAGGTGCGCGAGAGTTTGCCTTCCTACTACGGATCAAGCTCACTGCTGGAATTTGTAGCCGAAGCATTTAGTAACCCTAAGTTCCAACAGCAGCTTGCACAGCTACAAGTTAAGGGCAAAGGTGAGAGCGCGTTTAGCCAGATAAAACGTGCGATTGCCCGTATAGCGCGGTCCATCTTCAACGTGCAGATCAAGAACAACGCGATAGAGTACAAAGAGCCAATCTCTGCATTGGATGAATTAGAGTTGCAGATCGGCTCACTGCTGGCCCCTGCGCCTCAGTATCGTAACGCTGAAGTGTTATTTAATGTTGCCAACAATCCCAAACAGGCCAACAAGGCGATGAACAGCGCCCTGCGTAACGGCCCTATCTTCAACGACGAAGGCGCTACAAAGTACCTTGCGTTTATGGAAGATAAAACACGAAGTGGGTTGAGTGTATTAGGCGAGACGCTGGGAAGCATCCTAACCAAAGCCACACCCCTGCATTACATGGACGACATAGCGTTGCGTTATTTCCCTACGCCCATGATGCAAACTATAATCCCACAGATAAACAACACGATGAACAAAGCTGCGGGTACGCTGCAAGAAGAAACAGCTAAAACACAAGTCATTACAGATGGGTTAGCCAAGTGGGCTAACACCCACAAAGACTTAGCGCCTTCGCTGAATAGACTGTTTAACGAGAGTACGTTGTATGAAGTTGACCCTGAACTAAACGAACTCCAAGCTATAGAAGCGTATGGAGAAGGCACGGAGCGCCTTGCACGTTGGCAGGGGGTACGAGATCTTGTGGTAGAAGTGAACAAAGGCGGCGCAGATGGGATGCGTCAGTATCGGCTTGCACGTAACTTGTTCCGCGCCAAGAAAGATGAGCTTCGTAGAGCTTTGGGCGCTCGCCTAGACGATGCTGGAGTGGATGCAGCCACACGAGATGAGGTACTGAACTCATTTTTCCAACGCCTTGCTGAACAAGGTTCTATCGACCCGTATTTCCCGCTCAACCGTAGAGGGGATTTTTGGATACAGTTTGAAGCGGTAGACCCTAACACAGGTAGAATTGAGTATTACGCAGAAGCGTATGAAAGCGATGCACAACGTGCGCGGGCGTATAAAAAATTAATGCCTGAGTTAATACAAAACTATGTGAACTCTGAAGGTGGGCAAGCTAAAATATCCGCTACAAAGGGTATGGCTGGGTTTCCTGACACTCTGACTGATTCGCAAATAGCAGAGCGACTTATAGCGGAGAGTATGGTGTTCCCAAGAGGAGTAGATATACAACACTACACCCGCAGAGCGCCAGACACTGCGTTTGTGAACCAACTTATGTCAAAGGTTAATGAGCAGGCGGCGGGTAACGAAACACTTCGGGCAGAAGTAACTGAGCTTATCTTGAACACACTGCCGCAGACATCTTACTTGCAGTCGTTTAGACAGCGTAAAGCGGGCGAGATTGCACAAGGTGCGCTGGGATACAACCCTGATGCTATAACTACCATAACAGATCGTGCGCGCTCTATAACGCGGCAGATTGTAGAGATGGAATATAAAGGTAAGTTCTCACGGCTGCGGGCTGGGCTTGAACAGGCGTTTAACGCAGAAGTAAAAGACACGGCTACACCGGGACAAGTCGTGGTGTATGAGCAACTACAAAGGTTCAACGAAATAGGCGCGTTTCCGCAGGTGAGCGGGCTGTCCAGAGCCGCTACAGGCGTTGCGTTTAACTTTACTCTCGGCTTCAACGTCTCTGGCGGCTTGGTAAACCTGTCGCAAATACCGCTCATTGCCCTGCCGTATCTAGGCGGTAAATATAAATCTTACCCCGCTACTATGAACGCTATGAAAAAAGCTGGGGGGCTTATACGCACCGCTGGGCGTACTCGTAAAGTCGAGACGTTTGGCACCGATGATAACGGAAACCCTACAACAGAGGTGCAAGAGGTTCCCGCAGCGTTCTCTGCTGAGAATATAGACTTCGATAGAAAAGACCTATCGCAGGATCAGCAAGACTTAAAAGAACTTATTGAAGCCGGTGTAGACACAGGACAGTTTAGACGTTCTTTGGACCATGAGATCCTAGATATCGACCGCATGACCGGTTTTTGGGCTAAGTTTAATAAAGCCTCTGGGTTTTTCCTATTTCACGGCGAGCGTTTTAACCGTGAAGTATCTATGATAGCTGCGTACCAACTAGCTTTAGAAAAAGCTAGAAAAGCAAATCCAAACGTGGAGCTTAACTCTGCCGAAGATATACAGCTACGCAAGGATGCAGCCATAGAAGCCATCAACGATGCGGAGATGATGAACGGCGGACTTGCTGCGGGGGCAGCGCCAACAATCAGCCAAAACGCACTAGGCCGCGTAGTGTTCATGTATAAGCGGTATGGCGTGTCCATGCTGTCACTGCTGCATAGTTTGTACAAAGACGCTACAACAGGACAAAGCAAAGAAGCCAGACGTATAGCCGCCTATCAACTTGCAGGTATATACGGTTCCGCAGGGGTCTTGGCAGGGGTCGCGGGTATGCCGCTTTATGGCATGGCATCTCTGATCTTTAACATGTTTGCTGATGATGAAGATGACCCGATGGACGATGCAGACACCATCGTGCGTACATATTTAGGGGAAGGCCCGTACCGTGGGGCGCTAAACTATGTAACTGGCATCAAC